GAAATACAGGAGCGAATTCAACCGTTGCTGGTCCAACAGGTCCAACAGGAAATACAGGTCCAACAGGGAATTCTTCAACCGTTGCTGGTCCAACAGGTCCAACAGGAAATACAGGTCCAACAGGAAATTCTTCAACCGTTGCTGGTCCAACAGGTCCAACAGGAAATACAGGGGCTAATTCAACCGTTGCTGGTCCAACAGGAACTACGGGTCCAATAGGTCCAACAGGAAATACTGGGGCTAATTCAACCGTTGCTGGTCCAACAGGTCCAACAGGAAATACAGGTCCAACAGGAAATTCTTCAACCGTTGCTGGTCCAACAGGTCCAACAGGAAATACAGGTCCAACAGGAAATTCTTCAACCGTTGCTGGTCCAACAGGTCCAACAGGAAATACAGGTCCAACGGGAAATACAGGAGCAGGGGCTTCACCTGGAGGCTTAAATACCCAAGTTCAGTTTAATAATAGTGGCTCTTTTGGTGGATCTACAAAATTACTTTGGGATGATATTAATAGGTATCTTACTATTAATGGAGAGTTAGATGTTCAAGTTTCTTCATATTTTAATGACTTTGTTTCTTTAAACGAGGTTTTTACACAACAATTAGCTAATCCGTTAATTTTTTATACCCATTCAGCGGGTAGTGATTATGCTAGAATGAGGATCGATACATCAGGTAATATAAGAAATGGAGCTAATACTACCACTTGGCATACAGGGTCTGATCTTAGATTAAAGGAAAATATATCTACTATCCCTAATGCATTAGAGACTATTAAATCTTTAAGAGGGGTAACTTTTGATTTTATACCTGAGGATTTTAAGGTGGGAGAGGGGAAACAATATGGATTAATTGCTCAAGAAGTTCAAAAAACAGTTCCCGATTTAGTACACTTATTTGCTAAAAAAGTTAGGATATCAGATACTGAAGAAATAGAAGATGTATTAGGTATTGAGGAAAGACTAGGTTTTGTATCAATATTAATTGAGGCCGTAAAAGAACTAGCCTCTGAAGTAGAAATTTTAAAACAACAGGTGGGTAAAGACAATGGATAAGTTATCGGGATTAATATTAGACCCCTCGGGGGATACCCCCACTAGTGCTAATGCAGAATTAAATGAACTAGTGGATGACTTAATTCTTATTTTAAAAATTAAAGGACAAGCACAACCTTATGCTTTTAGTCTTATGGATGACCCCTATTTAAGAAATCTAATTTTAGCTAATCTTGCTGATGAAGAGCCTCAAGGCGACTAATGGCAATTAAAGCTAAAAGTAGACCTAAGCTCCATGGAGCTAAAGGCAAAAAGCAATATGGTAAAGCCAATGGACGTTGGAAAGGCGGCACTAGTAAAACCTATAGACGAAGAATAACTAAGGCTAAAAAAGGTGAAGTGGTCCATCATAAAGACCATAATAAAAAAAATAATAAATCTAGTAATTTAAAAAAGATGAGTAGAGCAAGCCACAATAAGGCCCACCCTGAAAAAGGAGGACACCATCCTAAGAGTAAAAGAAAACGACCTAAACATTAGTGTACTATTGACTTCGGTCGATTTTCACGATATATTAGAAATAACACTTCCGCACAACAAAGAGATTTTTGATAATTTTCTAATTGTAACCTCTATTAGTGACGGTAATACCCAGGCTGTTTGTAAGAATCTCAATATAGACTATATAGCTACTAAAGCGTTTGACCCTGAGTTTAATAAAGGGGCCGCTATAAATGAGGGATTAAATCAATTACAAGGTATAGCAGATTGGGTATTAATAACAGATGCTGATATCTTTTGGCCTCCTTTCCTTGAAAAACAATTACCCTTATTAAATCTCGACTATCTTTATGGGTTCTATCGTAGAGTATTGATGAAAAAAGATTTAGGTATATTACATCAGTATAATGATATACCAGATTTTATGGAAAATTTAGATACTTTATATTTAGGCGGAGACTATAAGTTTATGGCAACTCTTGAAGACATTAATAATCAGATCCCCTTTAATGGACGAGAGGCCCTAAAGGTTCCCAATATTTATAAAGTAGTTGAAGAGCCTGAAATATTTAAAGCTATGGGTTGGAATTCAGGAGTTGAAAGTACTATAGAAAATCCTTTGCCCTTAGGTTATGGTCAATTATTTAATTTTAATCAATATAAGGGTCGTAGATATCCAGAACAATTTAATACAGCGGCGGGTTGTGATTCTTATTTTTCTAGTCAATGGCTACAAGACCAAAGAAAATTTATTAAGGGTTTTACTACTATACACTTAGGACCTCGTATGGTACATTGGGAAGGTAGAAGGAAAGGGATTTAATGAGCATACCAAGGACTAATGAATTAAGGATTGAAACTTCTACTATTTGTAATGCTGCTTGTGTTTTTTGTCCTTGGCCAACTGATGATTTTATTAGGAATAAAAAGATTATGTCTTTAAAAGACTATCAATTTTATCTAGATAAAGCTTTAGAAGAGTTGGGAGATCAAATAACTGAAACATCCTTCTCGGGTTTTGGGGAAATTTTTTTAGATAAAACGGTTATAGATAAAATAGAGTATGCTTGTTCTAAAGATTTAAATGTGCATATTTTAACTAATGGCTCTTTAGTCACTACAGATCAAATTGATGCTATGTTTAATGCGGGTATTAAAGATATCCGATTTAGTATTCATACTACCGATCCTATTAATTATACTAAAATTATGAATTTTGGAGGAGCTAAATTTAATTTTGAAAGAACTAAATCAACCATTGATTATGCTATAGCTAATAAGCCCGATAATATTGAGGTTATAATTACAGCTGATATAGTAGAAGAAAATAAAGATGATGTTGAAAAATTAATTATGGAGTTTGAAGATAGGTGCATATTAGAGGTCTGGTATCCGCATAACTGGGTTTATGGAAAGAAGTATAGGGATACCTCAGAAACTGCAGCCCTAACTACTTGTGGTAGACCTGCTAGTGGTCCTATCCAGTTACAGATAGAGGGTGATATTATTATGTGTTGTTTTGATTTTAATAATAAGATGGTATTAGGGAATTTTAGAAATCAATCTTTTAAAGAAATCTTTAACGACTCCATCTTTAAAAATATTTATCAAATTCATGAGATGGGTACTTGCGGCTCTTCAGATTTAATATGTAATGGTTGTGACCAATTACTAGATAAATCCAATATTATAATTTATAATAATAGAGATAAAAAAGAAGAAAGGACTAAATTTACTAGCACTGGGCTAAGTAATATAATAAAAAGGAGTATCAATAATGGAAAAAGATGAAAAAAAACTGGTTAATTACCTAGATAAGTATAATTATAGTTGTTATAATCCTATAATCTTAAATGGTAAAGTCTTTAAAGATTCACATAGGAGAGTTTTTAAAGACCAGGGAAAGCGATTAGATTTTATCAATTACAAGGATAATAAGATTTTAGATGTGGGTTGCTATAATGGGTTTTTAGCTTTTGAAGCAATTAAACGGGGGGCCTTGTCCTATATAGGGGTAGACTCTAATAGTCAATCCGACGGATTGGATAAAGTATTAGATCTTGCTAAAATAATTAAAGAGAATAATAAGTTAGATACCGTTTCTTTTATAGTGGGATGGTGTCAAGATTTATCTAAGTTAGTAAAGTTAAAAGATTTTGATGTTGTAACTGTTTTATCTATTCAACCTGCAAATCATTTAATTGAAACACTTGTAGTCTCATCTGGTCTTCCTGATTGGTATAATTTTATAAAAGAAAAAGAAGTATATATAGAGGCTACTAATCACCCCAGTAGTAGTCCTATTAAAGGGGAAACTAACCCCTCTTTAACTAGGGCCCAATGGAGAAAGAAGATAAAAGCTGCTAAAAAGAATAAACTTGATATAGGTATAGAGCTATTAACTTTTACTGATTATCAAGATAGACCCTTAATTAGGTTAACCTATAATGGATAAGAATCTTCTATATATTGTTATTAAGATTGAGGATGAAGAATATAGGGATTATGCTAATAGACTTTGGGAATTTATAATAAGTTTAAGATATTTAGCTAACTATAGGGGTGAAATTGTTGTATTTGATTATGGTAGTACTCCTTCTGTTCTAGATAAATTATCCCAGTATGGAGTAGAGATAATAAAAATAAGTCCCGCTAGGGGGGATATACCCGTTACACATAATTTAACCAATATACGGAATATAGATGTAATTCCGCATTTAGAGCAATTCAGGGAATATAAGTTATGTACTTATGATATTGACTCTTGGTTTCAGTACTCTATTGATTCATTATTTAAAGGAATGACCTCTAGAGAGGGTTGTTATTATTCGGCCGAATTGGGTAGGACCTGTAGATATAGGGGTCCTGATAATAATAGTACTGAGCAAAAATATAATGAGATTAGTAAAAGGCTGGGGGGATTTATTTGGGGCGGATTTCAAGGAGGCTTATATGAACCCTTTATCCATAAATTAGAAGCTATTAAAAAGGGTTTTTATGAAGACCATTGGAAGCTTAATATTTGGGGGACGGATCAATCCCTAATTACCTATCTTATTGATTTTGAGAAAGATATTTATAATTGCTATAAATGGGGCTTTGAGTATTATACCTCCAAAATAGAGGATAATAAAATAGTTAGTGCAGTGGATTGGTATAAAGGGCCCGTAAATGTTATTCACATGAATGCTAGTTTAAATGGAGGGGAGAGTGATCTATTTAGATTTAAAAATCTACACCCAGATTTATGGAATAAATATAAATGAGTATACCGAAGATTATTATTCAAACTTGGAAAACCGAGGATACACCAAAAGAGTCTAAAGGCTATCTAGGTGTATCTTCAGATCCTACATCTTTCATTAAAACTCTTAGGGATAAAAACCCCGACTTTGAGTATAAGTTTTTTGATGATAAAGAGGTTGTGAGGTTTATAGAGACCTATTACCCAGAATATGTAGACCTTTTTAATGGGCTTGAAAATATATCAAAATTTGACTTTTTCCGCTATCTTGCTATTTATAAATATGGTGGTTTCTATTTCGATATTGATATGACAATTAATCATTCTTTGGCCCCTTTAACTGAAGGACATACTGCAATATTTCCAAAGGAATTTGAAATTAGTGGACTTTCTATTCTTGAGGAGCAAAATTTAACCTTTCTTTTAGGTCAATACGCTTTTGCAGCTACTCCTAAACATCCTTTTATAAAACACCTTATTAATAATATCAAGTACCCACCCTTTAAGCAAGATACTTGGCGGAATTTTGAAGCCCAGTGCGGGCGAGGTACTAAGGCCCATTTTAGGACAGCTGCGGTTTTAGTGTCTCAAAGTTATATTTCTTATCTTAGTTCTGGAAGCTCTAAAATTACTATATTAGAACCAACTCCTCAATTTGAATCAGCAAGATTTGGTAATTATGGTAAACATTGGGCTATGGGCTCATGGAAATGATATCCATAATTACCCCCTCCCATGAGCATAATACTAAAGAAATGGAATGCTTACTAGCATCTAGTTATAAATTAAATATTAATCTAGAGATTATAGGTATTGGTAAAGAATGGAGGGGATTTTTTTCAAAGCTAGAATGGATAATAAGCTATTGTAATAGCATATCAGATGTAGAAAATAGGATTATTATAATGACTGATGCTTATGATGTCTTTTATTTACAAGAATCTTCTATCATTATAGATAAATTTAAGAGGATGGGTTATAGGATATTGTGGTCTTCAGAAAAACAATATGCACACCAATTAACTAGTGATTTTAGCTTTTACCATTTAAGGGATATATCAAATTATAGATATCTAAATACAGGGGGATTTATAGGATATGCTAAAGACCTAAAAAAATTCTTTAATGGGGTTATGGAAATGATGAAAAACGAGGACTGGGATACTAGTCTAAAAGGAGTAGACCAAACGGCTATTTCTCACTATATAGCAGTTGAAGGTTCTAACTATGAGCTTGGACTTGATTATAATTGTGAAATATTCTATACATCGTCCAAAGATCAAGATGATATAGATAATTATGTTGAGTTTCATAATAATAAGCTTTTTGTGAAAGAAACTGAATCTTACCCTTGTGTAGTCCATGTACCTTGGAAAGGTAGATATAGAAAGGTTTTAGAGTACTTATTTAAAAAATGGAATATTTAATTTCTATAACAACTATTCCCTCCAGGTTTGATAATAGCATCCATTTATGCATTGACAGTCTTTTAGCGCAAAGCTTTAAAATTTCAAGAGTTATTGTAAATATACCAAAAAAATATTCTTGTAGATTTGATGATGAAATACCCGAATCTAAGATAAATGATTTAAAGAATAAGTATGCAAATAAAAACGTAGTAATAAATTTAATTGATATAGATTTTGGGCCAGGAACTAAGCTATTAGGTTTATTTAGTATGTGGGATTCTATTTATGAAGATTATATAATAGTAGCTGATGATGATCATATATATAAATCCGATATGGTGGAGGGTTTTAATAATGCGGTTGTAGAAAACGGAATACAGGCGGGAGGCTATTGTGTATCAAAATTATATGATATTCAACCCCATGTTCAAGGCTCAGATGGGATTTTAATACGTACAGACTTATTAAATAATTTTATGTCTTATTATAATGCAATTAAGGATGAAGACCTTCTTCAATACGAGGATGATCATTATATATCTAACTATCTTAATTTAAAAGGGGTAGAAATTCATCATATAAGAAGAGAGGCGGGATTGATCTATGAATCAGGGCCCCATGCCCATACTCCAGGCATTGCTCTCTGTACATTAAAGGGTAAGTTTAAGAGGTCTTTGATACGAAGAGAACAATATAATTTTTTTCAGCAGAATAAAGAAAGTCTAAAGGAGATAGTAAATTTATAATGAGGAGAGCATTGATTACAGGGGTAAATGGGATGGATGGAAGTTATTTAGCCGATTTTCTCCTTGAAAAAGGGTATAAGGTATATGGGATGGAGCGAAGAACTTCAACCCTTAATCGGGCTAACACCCTGCATTTAATAGATAAGATAACATTTCTACGTGGGGATTTAACCGACCAGAATTCATTATTAAGATGTTTACAAGAAGCTAAGCCTGATGAGGTATACAATTTAGGTGCTATGTCATTTGTGGGAGAGAGCTGGAATACTCCCGAGCATACAGGAGACGTAAATGGTTTAGGGGTTTTAAGAGTATTAGAAGCAATACGGGAGTATGATAAGAGGATTAAATTTTATCAGGCCTCTACTTCTGAGATGTTTGGTAGAATGGAGGAAAACCCCGCTAATGAAGATACCTCCTTTTATCCCCGAAGCCCATACGGGGTTGCTAAATTATATGGCCATTGGATTACAAAAAATTATAGAGAATCGTATGGTATGTTCGCCTGTAGTGGAATTCTTTTTAACCATGAATCAGAGAGAAGAGGGTATGAGTTTGTTACTCGGAAAATATCAAAGGGAGTAGCTAGGATAAAATTAGGCTTAAGTAATGAGATTATATTAGGTAATATAGATTCAAGAAGAGATTGGGGGTATGCTCCCGACTATGTTAAAGCTATGTGGCTAATGTTGCAAGCTGATATTCCTTGTGATTATGTAATTGCTACAGGAGAAGATCATTCTATAAGAGAGTTTTTAGATTTAGCGTTTAAGTATATTGGTATTAAAGATTGGTCAAGTTATATAAAACAAGATAAAAAATATATTAGACCAGCTGAGGTTGATACCTTAAGAGGTGATTCAACTAGAGCCCGACTTAAATTAAATTGGGAGCCTTCAACGGATTTTGAGTCTTTAGTGACTAGGATGGTAAAATATGATTTAAAAATTTATGGAGGGAAATAATAGGTTGGGAGTAACAGTATTACAAGTGGAAAATAGAATTAACATTAAGTATATGCGAATAATAGCTTCAATTAATCAAGTCCTCTGTCAAAAGCTGGGTTATAATTATAATTATTTATTTATGCAAGAAGCTATGATTAATAAATTTCATGGTCCTAATAAAAGCCGATATAGAGCGGCTCAATGCGCAAAATTAGGAGTAATGAGTGAATTTTTAAATACTTCTACTTCTACTACCATGATTTTTTTAGATAGTGATGCTTGGATAGAAAATCCATCTTATCTATATCAATTAGTAAATGAATTAAATAAGAATAAATCTAAACAAGGTTGTTTTTCTAGAGACCCATATAGATTATACTATACATATATAAATAGCGGATCTTTTATCCTTAAAATAAATGATTATACTAGAGATATGTATACATCAATTATTAATAATTTTTTTCATCGGGGTAAAAGTTTATTCCCCCTTACTCGTGATAGTTTTGATCAGTATTATATATCAGAATCGGTTTATGAAAATAAAGAGGATTTTTTTATTCTTAAGCCTGATATTATAAATACTCCAAAGGGGAGAGTGTTAAGGCATGATTGGCGAAAAGAGAAAGAATTGGTAGAGGCGGATATAGTCCGGCGCTATGAGCTTCTAATAGATCAATCTATAGATAAAGATAGTAAGTTTAATTTTTCTGGGTCTTTAGATTTACATGAGTATCCTAACCTGGAGCGGTAGAAGATGATTAAAGTAAACCCCCGATTATATAACTGCTCTATAATAAGTGAAACATTAGATACTATTGATGGAATAGGGATTAACCACAACCATAATAGATTATTTTGGGAGTTGATTAATTCTAAGATATATCAAAAACATCTAGAACTTTTTATACATACTAATCCCCTATTTTTTAAAAATAAGTCTCAAAAAGAAATATGGCAGTGGGGGAAAGAGACTATTTATGGATTAGAGGAGACTATTACCAAGTTTCATACTATTGAAAATTCTAATCACATTTCATGGGACTTATTAGAACCTATACTTGCTTTAGCTATTCCCCACTTTAACGCTGATTTAGGCGGTATACCTGAAACTACCTATTCTGAATATTGTACTAATCTAGAGAATGGAAAAGGACTCCGTTTATTTAGATTTGGGATAAATAAACCCAATAACATTAGTTTTATTCCTATGGTTGAAAATTTGCTTAATTATATTTCGGAGAATAAAGGCTATAAGACGGAGAAAGTAAAAGAGTTATATAAAGCTACTCAAACTTTTTTAAAAGGTTTACCCACTATTTGGGGCTGTATTGAGGCAGGTTTAAATAAAGAGGCTTTATTAATTAGTGATTTTATATTAGGTCTAATAGATAAAGATCCCTCTATCTGTGATAGTGCTGCTAGAAGGAGGACTAGCTTATGTTTGGCTAAAGGATCTATCTATTTATCTATAGGGAATAAGTTGAAAGCTATAGAAGCTTTTGAAGTGATTACAAGTCTTTTCTATAAAAAAGAGGGTGACTCCTCTATGGGTCAAAAATTATATTCTAGAGTGGCCCAGACTAGAGCAGTGGAGGCTTCTATTCAATTATATAAGTTAGATCCCACTACTAAAAGGGCTAAAATCTGTACTGAATTATTTATTAGATCCTTATTACCTAATTTTATAAGCGGTCATGATAGTGATGCTTGGGAGGCAGTAAGAGAAAGAATAATTATTACTTATATGTTAGCTAAATACGTTTATGGATATAAAATATGAAAAAAGGAAAATAAAGTGCAAATAAGAGAATACACCGAAGAACAGAAAAAAGCGATTAAAAAAAGGTTATGTGAAAAGATAGATAAATCTTTTGAGATTAATCAATATGGAAAAGGTACACCTTTTTGGATGAATCTATTTTTCCTATTGGATAGGTTTAATAGAGGTAATTATTACGGAACTATAGAGATAAAGGTATTAGGAACTTCTTGTAATGATGCTAAAGAGAAAGATAGGACGCATAAATTGATGGAAATTTACCCCGAACCGGGAGAACTCTGATTTTTTTAGTATTAGTCCTTGCCTTACTAAGGCTACTTATGATAGATTGTCCCCGTACGGAACGGTATAGGATTAATCCGTTCGCACGTAATTTTAAATTATGGATAGGAAGAACAATATGGATAAATTAGATATTGGGGGAGCTAGTCCCGATACTTTACCTCTAGGGACTATCTTTAAGGATGGGGAAATCGATATTCATGAAACTTTGTCGGTTAAAGTTTATGAGGGAAAGGGCTCTAAGAAGAAGCAAATGGTTGTTAAACTTATTGAGTCTGGGCTATCAAAAAATAAATATTACTATTCCAAAGGGGTGGCTGAATCAGTTGCTGATTTAATTATTGAACGGCCTCAAATGTATATGGATCATTCTATGGGATATTTTGGCGGTGGGGCTAGAAGCTTTAATGAATTAGTTGCAGTTGCTAAAGAAAGCTATAAAAAAGAAGGGGCGGCTTATGCTATTGTAGAAGTAGTTGATAATCCCGCTACTTCTTGGTTATATGAACTAGCTAAAAACCATGAGGGGCTTGTAGGAGCTTCAATTGATGCTAGAGCTAAAGTAAGGGTGGCTAAAGCAGTAGATGGTATACTTTGGGGAGACCATGATTTTGACCCCGATGATGATCTTGAAAAAACAGGTCGTCAAAAATATGTAGTTGAGGAATTAGTTTTCCTTAACTCAGTAGATTTCGTCACTTATCCCTCTGCTGGAGGCAAGGTTGTCGAATTAATGGCTTCACAGATTACTAGTGAAGCAACAGAGAAACTCTCTCAATTAATGGAAGGGTTTAAACACGACATGACTACTATCATCACAAAAGAAACGGAGGACTTATCAATGGATAAATCCACAGTCAAACTGACTAAAGAAGCTTTTATGGTGGAATATCCAGATCTTTTTAATCAAATTAAGGAAGAAGCCGTTGAGACTGCAGAACAGAGTTCTGAAGTTGAAGCTAAGATTTCTGAATTAAATGATTCAAAGAAAGACCTGGAGAAGAAACTAGAAGAAGCGTCTACGGTTAACGATGAACTCCGGATTAAACTCGATGAATTCGAGCTTAAGGAGAAGGTCGAAGCCAAACAGAACATGGTCCAGAGCCTTGTGAAGGAACATGGCTTGGAACAAGATTATGTCTCAGAAGTTTTCATCGAGGATTTGATGAAATTAGAAGAGGCAGAGGATATTGTTTCTCGCATTAAAGATCGTAAGTCCCTAATAGAATCCACAGCTGGCGAAGTAACCGGAAACGGCCAACGTCAGACTAAGGAAACTAAAGAAGGCGAAGAAAAAGAAGAAGATTCTAAATTAGAAATATCTGATGAAGATCTTATTAGTTCAATTAAACAACGTAACGTTAAACGCAGATAAGGAGATTAAAAGATGGCTGATTTAAAAGCTAGTGCTATATTACAATATGGCGATGCAATCTATGGACGTCTTACACTTCCAAAGAAAACAGCGGCTGATGATTTACAAATCGGAGATTTCCTTGTTTGGACTACTTCGGGTGTAGAGAAAATGAGTGCTGCAACGGGTGATGCTACTTTTGTTGGAATTTGTGGAATGCTTTCAGAAGATGCTGATGGACCCTCTAATATCTTGGTTTATACCCAAGCTATTATTGAAGTTCCAACAACTTCTGCAAACTTTACCCCAGGTGCTGGTTTAAAGTACAAAACCGATGGAACATTAGAAGCGGATGGTGCTGCTAATACTATCGCTAATTCGTTAGAATACAAAAGCTCCGCAACCTCATTGAAGGTATTGGTTGATGTGGTAAGCTTACAAAAACTATTTAGCGTTTCAGCTTAATAAAGGAGAATACTAATGAATAAGAATGGAGTAATTAGAAACCTGGTTGAATCTGAAGTCAAAAGGGCTGATGGTAATACATATACAGGTTACGCAAATGCCGGAGATAAAGTTGAACAACTTTTAGAGTCCGGTAAAGTTACTACTCGTGACTTCTCTTTTCGTCAGTTGTACGAAGAGTTAGTTGATGTTCCCTTGGGAGCTGATTCAGCACAAGTAGCAGAGGCATTAAATTCCTCAAGTTTTCCTACAATAGCTTCTAAAGTTATTAATAAAGATATTATTGATGAATATGACCTTGCATTAGGGAACGTCGGGAATCTTGTAGATGAATCCCAGGCTACCCGTACAGATGAAGAGATAGTTGTTGGTTTTACAGCTGGCGATACTACACCTCTTATGAGACGCCAAGGTATGGCTTATGAAGAAACCTCAATGGGTGAGAAAAATTGGAAAGTCAAAATGGCTGATTTCGGTCGTATGATTTCCCTTACTCGTGAAGTTATCTTTGAAGACCGTACTGGGGAAGTTTTAAAAAGAGCCCGTGATATCGGTAGAGCTGGTGGACACCACAAACAAAAGATGATTATTGAAACAATTGAAGCTAGTGCTCGTACTGCTTTTGAAGAAAGCACCTTTGGTGGAGCTAACTACAAAGGAAGTGACATTACACTTTATGCAAATGATCATGCAAGTTTGGATGGTCAAACTAATGATAATCTAGTTGTAAGTAATGCACTTGCTGATTATACTGACTTGGATAACGTCTATTTAGCATTTGCTAATATGGTAGACGAAGCAGGAGATAAAATTAATGTTGTTCCTAAAACAATATTAATTCCTCAAGCCTTAATGGCAACTGCATCTAAGATCATGAATAGTCAGTTTTTACATGATGGTTCTGGTGGTTCTAACGTACCTAGCTATAACCCTGTCCATGACATTGGTTCTGGCTCGGCAATGGATATTGTTAGTTCAGTATTTCTTTCAAGCGCTTCAACTTGGTTTATGGGAGACTTCAATAGCCAATTGATGGGTTTGAGCGTTTACGATCCGGCAACAGCTTCTCAAGGAGCTGATTCCGAACTGGCATTTACTAACCAGATTGTTGCACGATTCAGATGGTCTTATCATTATGGCTTAGGTCATACTGATTGGAGATATATTATTAAGTCAACTGCTTAATAATAAGTCACATTAAATATATGGGAAGGTTTTATCCTTCCCATATATTTATTAACTAAAGGACAATATTTATAATGGAAGATCTCAAAAAAAAGAAACTACCGGTTCCTGCTGGAGACCCCTTTGCTGGGGCTATAAAAAAAATAGGTGGTAAAGGTTCTTATAGTTTTACTACTACAGGTGGTAAAAGTAAAGGAGCGAGTAAAAGAGGGAGTATAGGGAAAGATTATAAAACCTATAGATCTAAGAATCCCTCCTCTAGTAAAAGAGGTAGAGCAGCTGATTCAGCTAATAAAACAGCTTATAAAGGTAAAAAGAGAGGTGGATAACAATGGCACTTAATGGAAAAACAAAAGCTCAAAGACGGATTAAGCCTGAAACAAAAAAAGAAGAGACTAAAAAATCAGGATCAACCCCAGTTAAGAAAGAAGCTAAAAAAGGTTAATTGACTTAATGGCTAAAATTAAAGGGGCTATTGCAAAAGCTCGTAAAATGCATAAAAAAATTGATGGACGCTTTAAAAAAGGGATTAGAAAAAGCGGCTTAAAAATTAAATCCGGTCCTACTAAAGGTAGGCCTAGATCAAAGGGGAAAAAATAATGCTTAAAAAGAAAGAAAAGAAACCGGAAACAAAAAAACCTGGTAAAACAAGTAGTAGAGCATTTGGTAAATTTGCTACTAAAGCTAAAAGGTCTAGATCAAGGGGAAATAAAAAATCTGGAGCAACTAAAAGACAGAGAGGCTCTAGAGGACCTAGCGGGGGTAAATAGGTTAAATGTCTGAAACTTTATCAACCTATTTAGATGTTATAGATTTAATCCCTCAGCTTTATGATGAGGAAGAGGAAAATTACCCTGTTGTATCTCCCCAAAAGATAAGGAATGTTATAGGTCGTAATGATTTTCAAATTAAGTCTCAATTAAAGAATTACTATGGGGCTGATTTAACCTCGACTCCTCGGCTTACCCAGCCTACCCCCAAACGGGGTTATACAGCCCTTGGGCAATTACTATTAACTGATGGTACTAATGATGTTTCAGTTACTAATAGTATTTCAGTAAAAACCCAGGTTTATAGAATCCTTTTTACAAGCCCTACTGTGTTCGAAGTAACCAGTGACCTAACGGGGGCTCAAGGAACCGGTAGTACTAGTCTTAGTTTTACTACTACCGATACTTTTTTAACTATCCCTAATGAATGTTGGTCTGGTTCTTTTGAGACCGAGGATAGCTGGTATATTGCAGTTTATAATTATGAGGGTATGTTATCTCATTTGAGTTCTTTGCTTGCTGCAGTTTATATACTTAATACAATTTATACTGAAGAGGTTCCCGATGCTTCGGCAACAGCTTCTAAATATGAACAGATTTACAACAAACTTATTCGAGCTTTACAGAAAGGCACTATCTTTCTTGAAAAAGATTTATCCTCACGTAATCTCGACCCCATACAGATCGATTATGAAATCGATAACCATGGTAATGATGTTACTAATTATACCGATGATGAATGGAATCGTCGGAGTATAATTTAATAATCATTATAGACCTGAACAGCGTTATTTAAAACGTTAACTTAGGAGGCTTGAATGCCTGCTTATAGTACTAAAACAGCTGATTTGCTAGATAATATTAAGGCAGCAATAAAGACTGAGGTTACTCCTCATGGAGAATTGAGTAGCGTTAAGCAAGTTAGGGTTGGTTCTGTAAGAAATCCAGCAGCATTTCCTTTTATTACTATTATACCTATTGAAGAAAGGAATAGGGGCATACAAAATGGTAATATGATTAATGTTAGAAAGATAAGAATTGAGGTTTATGCTAATAAAGCTAAATCAAAAGATTCTATGCGGGCGGTTATGGGTATGATTGAACAAGTAAAAAATATCTTTAAATTAGATTCCTCTTATTGGCAAATTCCCCCTGATGCAGATATAGATAGTGATCCCACAGTTTATGATCTACAAATTAATAGTATTGGGTCAAGTGATAAATCAATACCTTTTAGAAATGGATTTATTCATTCAGCTTCTATGGAAATTGATTGTTATAGTAAAGACTTATTAAATCCTGAGGTTGATGGGACTAGTTCTAATTCTATTATTGAGACTGATGCTAAAACTTTAATTGATACTATAACTAATACATATAAGGGGTATAAGACTGGAGCTAATGCAGTATTATCTAGTACTAAAGGATTTAAGAGCTTTACTCTTCCTCCTTCACCCCATTACCCTATTATTTTTGTAGGAATTGAGGGAGAAAGTAGGGACCATACTTTTACAGGAAAAGATGTTATTAGTAGATCAATAAGTATTAATATTATAACGCAGATGGGATCTAAAGAGGAGAGCTTGAGAAAGAATTTATTGATTGCTGATTATTGCAGACAAATCTTATTAGCAAATAGAGATTTTGGTGGACGGGTTGTTCATTATGATTATGATGGAATTTTATTTGGTCAATTAACGGGAGACAATGGGAAATTATTGTATGGAAGTTCTCTTAAGTTTACTGCCCAAAATTATGAAACCATGTTAAATTAAAGGAGAGGATCATGGCTAAAATAAAAACAGAATACTTGAAAGCCCGATTTGGGCCAGAAAGAAAAAAACTGGGATTATTACGTTCTAGTTTAATGGCAGGCGGAGAAACTATAGTTCCCGATGAACTTGTTTATATACTAGAAAAAGGTACTTATACAAAAATTAGAGAAAAAAAGGTAGAGACTCCTAAGAAGGAGATCAAAAAGCCGAAAAAAACTAAAAAAATAAATAAAGAAGAAAAGGTATCCCTTGAAGACCTAAACCCTTCTTACATTAAATAAAGGAGAGAGTTAATTATGGCTACTCGTACAATATGGCAAGATCTTTACGGATTTGAGTTAGATCTTGGCCAATCTTCCCTTTCAACTCACGTTGCTACATGGCCAGGCTTTGTAACGGCAACTGATATAGGGATTCAAGGATTAGGATCAGGAGCGGGTAAGTTTGCTTTACCCCTGACGGATCATCCAAATTTCAAATCACCTAGTGCTACAGTAGATACTGAAGAGGCTAGAGGAATGTCACCTCGACATAATAATGAATTTAATGTAGCAGCTTCTGGAGAACCCATTGAATTTACAATACCTATGTTAGGTAATGCATATAATGTGGGCTCAATGATTGCATTATTGTTCCAAAATGGGGCAGTGGAGTCTTCACCTACGGGTCAAACCAGTATGCATGCAATAACGGGTTCACCTTATACTTCGGCTGATTGTGATAATTATGCATACTTTACTCGCTCACTTCAACCCGGTACGGCTACTGAGGATGTGGACCTGGTAGTAAAAGGAGCAATTTGCTCCGCTTTAACTCTTTCAGGGGAAGCGGGAGGCTTATTGACTATTGAGCCTACAATTCAAGCAGCTAAATGGGATCAAGCTTGTTTAGGGTCGGGTACACTTAGCTCTACTGTTACAATTACTTCGGGAGGAACGGGTTATACTAGCGGTAATCTTGTAATATCAGGCGGCGGCGGAACAGGAATGGCTGGAACCTTTGTTGCGGTTGCGGGAGTAATTACTGAAGTAACCATTTCAAGTCTGGGTTCAGGGTATACTTCTTTACCCACTATTGACGGGGATGCAGGAGGAAACGCAGATGCAACTCTTACTCCTAGTTTTACAATTCCTGCAGGATTAACCACTAACCTAAGTGGGAGTTTTGCTGATATAACTCCTCTTAAATTTCAGGATTCTACTATTGGTATTGAGTATAGTACGGGAAATTGGGCAGATATTTTTGTTCCCAGTATCTCAGTTACAGTCGGTACTAATCCTATGTTCAACTTCTATAATGATGATGCAGCTTCATCTATCCATCTAGGGAGATTGACAGTAGAGGGTAGTTTAACCTTCCCTTGGAATCCTGGAGATACTAATGTGGATAAAAACTGGATTGTTAATAAATTCCTTAATGGGGTTCCTTTCCGATTAGCCTGGTATTGGGGTAAAACCTCAGGAGCAGTTAATGTTGGAACTGATGCTGATTTTGCGGGTGGAACAATACTAGATAGGTATAAGAATGATTCAGCCGCTACAAACCCTAAGAGTTTTGTTTCAGTAATTATGAATGTTAAAGTTACTGATTATGAAATTTCAGGAGATAATGAGCTACAGATTGAAGCTACTTTACAAGGTGTTAGCGATGATACTAATGAAGCAGTTATAATAAGAGCTATGTATGCTGATACTTTATACAACTTATCTGCATAGGATTGAAAAGAATGTAACCTATACTCCGGTACTTTATTTTAAGGTACCGGGTTGGGTGCATTACGTAATAAAAACAAAAAAGAGGTACCCTACTAAGGGGCACTCACAGAAAAAGGAAACAAACTAATGGCTATACAAGGAGTATCAAGACAAGCAGTACCTTTCATTCCTGAAGAAGAAAGAATGGTAAAGGAAAATCAAACTGTTATCTGGATCAAACCAAAAACAGGTCACCAAGCTAATGTTACTATGTCACGCTATGCTTCAGCAGGTAGAGATGGGCGCAAAGGCTATAGAGAACTCAATGTTACTAAATTAGATAATGCAGATTTGCAGGAATTTATTGATATTGTAGTTAAATGGGAAAATTATTATTTTTCAGACCAATTCCCGGATTTACAAAAACAGGGCTTATTTAAAGAAGTTGAAGATGAACCTACTTTAAGGAAGATTGCTATGGACCTTTCAGCTGATCTTTTAGTTGAGATTATGGAAGCAGCTAATAATCTTTCAATACTTAAAGCGGGGGAGAAAAAAAAATCCAACTCCTTACCTACTTTAGCCTCTGGAAAAGCGAACGTCGGGAAAGAGTAAACTACTATGATTGCGATTATTGCATTACAAACAAGATGTATGAAGGACGAGCTTGCTACTTAAAAACATGGCCGGGACAGGATGAATATAAACTTGATAAACCTATATTTGCAGAGGAAGCACCCTCTCAATCACCTATAGCTTTTGAAAGCCGGGATATGTCTTTACACGATCTATTTGATGAATTAGACTATATTGAAGAGGTATTCCCGGATATTCCTCCTTTTGAGGCTTTAAGGCTTTATTTTACAGCCCCTAAGGAGGTCTGCCCTACTTCAATGATTGACCCTTATTTAATGTATTTGATGGAAGCGGAACAAGCTTCAAGAGAATACCATACTCTACCCTTTGAAGGAGGCCTATGGGATCAACCTCGGGCTTTATTGGACATTTTTGGGGCAATAAGAACAGAACGTAATCATTATGAAAGAATTAGGTTTGAAAAGATGCAGAAAAAAGCTAAGAATAAAAATTCAGGACCTAGTACCGCAGGATCAATTATGAATTCTACTAATACTAATTTACCTCCTAGACAAAGGAATCTATAGTGCCAGGTATAAAATTCACAATAGGTAATAGTAATACCCCTCATTCACCTGCAGCTGCTTTTACTATATTAGCTGACCAAATAGAAAGCGTAAAAGAGAAATTAGGCGGTCATTTAAGTGAGCCTTTTACTGAAATTGCTGAATATTTAGTAGGAGCTATTCAAGACCGATTTGATGCAGGTCATTTTAATGATAATTATAGATCCTCAATTACTAATCAAGTAAGACAAGCAAAAGGTCAAGACCCAGATGGGAATACTCTAGTAGCTTCAGGAAGATTGAAAAAAAGTATTAAACCGGTTTTTACAGGAAGAAAAAATGAGGATGGGGGAAATAGAATAGTAAATATTCTAAGGATTGGATCGGTAGGAACTCCTTATGCAAGAGTACACCTAGAGGGAGGTACTTGGGAGGTTCCTGGATTTAGAGCCCCTAATAGAAAAGACGGGGCTGAGGGTTGGTTTTATCCAGATATGGATAGTATAGAAGGAACAAAAATTAGAAACCAAGCTTTTTATGGTAAAAAATGGAAAAATATTCAAGGATATGGAAGAGAGACATATTCTATGGATGTTCCTTCTAGAGAATTTTTAGGCTTTACAGACGAAGACAATAAAATGATTAATAGTATTTTAGTTAAATTCCTTAACCGAAGTGATATAATCCCTTTTTAGGGGGGTAAATTATGCCAGGCGGTAGAATGCAAAATAGGTTTCAAATGCTAATTGATGTAGCATTGCAAGGGGATAAAAAACTTCAAGGTTTAGCCTCCAAAGCAAAAGCAGCTGCAATTGATATTCAAGGCATGAGTAATACTTTAAAAGATACGGGAATAAATTTAGAAGAAGCAAAAATTAAAATAACCAGTTGGAGTAAATCTTTAAAGGGTTTAAAGACTCAAGTTGATGCTACTAATAAAGCTAAGGTTGCTTTATTAAAGGCAGAAAAAGGGATAGGAAAGGCGGCAGCTGCGGGTGAAGTACGTATAGGCGAGTTAGAAAGATCATATAAGAAATTGACTGTTTCTAGAAAAGCGGGTTTATCTGAACTTAAAAAGTCAACTGCTCAAAATACTAAAAACAAGGTTGCTCTAAAAGAATTATCCGCTACTCTCAAAGAGGCAAAAGCTAATATTGAAATGTATGCAACTAGTACTTCTAAAAGTGCTATTAATACTAAAAAATTAAAACAGACTCAAATTGAATTAGATAAAGTTCAAAAACAATTTAATTCAGCTCAAGGTAAAGCGGTTGAGTCTACTGAAAGATTAGCTACCGCTAGAAGAAAATTACGAGGGGATACAAGTAAACTAGAAACTGCAGAAAGGAAGGCGGCAAATTTTCCTAAAAAACATAAGGCAAATTTAGAGGAACTAGTGGATAGTGTTAAAAAAGTCGAAATAGCTTTTGATAAAGAAAGACAGGCTTTAAATAAACTAGATAAAGAACTATCCAAGGGCGGTAAATCTTTAAAAACCTATAATAGGTCTACTAAAACCTGGTCGGTTAATCAACAAAGGATAATAAAGTTAAAGGGAGCAGCAACTACCGCTACTAAAGCTTTAAGTGCAGAAATAACTAGGGCGACTAAGGCTGAAAGACAGGCTAATAAAGGGCACTCTAAAACTATAAGTAAATTGAATAATATGGAAAAAGCTACGGCTAGAGCTGCTAAAAGATTTAATGAATGGCATGATCAAAGAATTGGCCACGGACATGGTTTAACCCTATTTAGAAGAAGTTTAGGGGCTTTAAGGAATCAATTATTAGTTATAGCTTTTGCTACTAGAGGACTAAGAATTGCTTTTAATAAAGCATTTACTGCTTCTCAGCAAATGGAATCAGCCCTAAGAGGTTTAGGTAGTGTTGCTAGTAATACAGGGGCAGGTATGCTAGCCGCTAAAGAGTCCGCTAAACAATTAGCTAAATCAGGATTATTGTCAGTAAGCGAAGCAGCAGCGGGATTAAAGAATTTGCTCTCCGCTGGGTTCGGATTACCTCAAGCAACAAAAATGATGAATACCTTAACTGATTCAGCCGCTTTTAATAGACAAGGTACTTTAGCTTTAGGAGAAGCAATTGTTGGAGCTACACAAGGTATCAAAAATCAAAATTCAATAATGGTAGATAATGCGGGTATTACTAAAAATCTATCAGTTATGTATAAAGAATATGCGACCTCTATTGGGACTACAATGGGTAAATTAGGTGAGGGAGGTAAACGTCAAGCTATATTTAATGGATTAATGAAGGAGGGGGCTATATTTGCTGGTGATGCTTCAAAAGTTTTAAATACTATGGTAGGTACATTAGCTAAATACAAAGTGGTAGTATTTAATGCAGCTGCCGCAGCGGGGGATATTCTAAGACCCGCTATGCAAGAATTGATTAAAACCTTTGCTGATGGGGCTAAATCTATGGAAGATTATTTTAAAGATCCCGAAAGGAAAACTAAATTACTAAGGAATTTAGCCGATGCGGGTAAAAGTCTTTCAACTTGGATTAAAAGAGTTACAAAGGTTTTATTATTCTTAATGAAACCCATAGGCTGGTTGAATGATCATTTACCGGGACTTCTTAAATATTGGTTGCTTTGGAAAATAGGTATGAAGGTTGTAACAAAAGCTGCTCTATCTAATAGGGATGCTATGGATGGTATATCTAAATCATTGGGCACTTATTCTAGAAAAATGGTTCAAGTTAATGGACAGAATGAAGTAGTTCACATGCAAATGGGTAAACAAGTAGGTACATGGAAACAATTAAAAATCAATGTTGATAGATATAAGGTTCAACTAGATAAAATGTTTAAGGCTAATAATAAAGCCGCTTTTAGTATTAAATTATTTAATAAACAGATACACTTAGGTACTCCTAAATTCTTTAGGGCAACTATGGGTATTAGGGCTTGGTCACTGGCGGTTAAAAAAGCCGGAGGAATAGCTAGAATAGCTGGTACTATTATTAAGGGTTTAGGAAAGACTATAGGCTGGATGGCAGTAGGGGTGATAGCCTTAGAGGCGGTATTTAAAGGTGTATCGGCACTTGTTAGATGGTTCTCGGGGGCAGCCCAAAAAGAATTAGCAAAAGCAGCTAAAGAAATGGATAAATCTTTTAATAAAATACAGAAATCTCATAATAAACTTATTAAATCAGTAGAAACCTCCAGTAAGAGGGTTAGTATAATAGGGATAGATACCACTGATTTAAAAAAGGCTGAAGGTTTACTTAAACAAGGAATGGGCACTATTGCCGCTCTTGTTAGACAACATAATGCAACTTTGAACACCTCTAAAAGAGAGGCCTTAGCTGATGAGATTTCTGAATTAAGAGAAGCCCAAGAGCTAAAGGTTGAAGCAGTAAAATCTGCTCATAGAAATATTTTAGCCCTTGAAACTGAATTTAGAGGGAAGATAGCTGCAATACAGAATAAGGGTGAACAAGCTTTTAATGATTTTATTAAAGCATCAGGAGTTTCTAAAATAGCTGATGCTAGAGCTAGTTTAGATGAAGCTTTACAGTTACAGGCTTGGTTTAACGTTAATAAATCAAAAATAGAAAATGAGGATAAAGAGCTAGCTCTTAGGTTAACGAAGCAGTTTAATAATCAAAAGTTTGGAATAATTAAAACTGCAGAAGATACTTTAGCTCGAGAAAGGGCTAAAGTATCTAAAGATACTGCTAATACTAAAGAGAGGATTGAAAAGAAAATTAATGCTTTAATCATCAAAGGTCAAGACAATGCAGCGGATATTGTGGAAGCAAGATATAAATTATTAAAGGAAAATATTATAAAAGAGCTTGATATTTTAAAAACTAGAATGACCAAAGAAGCAGAGGCTTATGCTAGTCTTATGAAAAGGATTGAGAGTCAATCTACTATCTCTTTTAAAGCTTCGGCATCAGAGGGTGGAAAAGATACAGGACTTCCCTCAATGGAAAAACCTGCTCCTAAAAAACCAATGCCTATACACCCTATAATAAACTGGGGACAACGAGAACTTACTGATTATAATGCGGATATAGATGCTCTAAAGACTAGCCTACCTATAAGTCAATCAGCCGTTGAGAAGTTTTACGCTAGTATGGGTGTGGCCCCTGACGTGAGAAAGGGGACTATCATGATGGCTGATTATGAAAAAGCTATAAAGGATATTAAAGTTAGTATGACTGAAATGGGTAAATCAGGTAGTAATACAGAGGGCCTTAATACATTTCTTGTAAAATTAAAGGGTGTAAGAGATATGGCAACTATGATGGGGAAAGAGGCAGTTGGTTTATCGGATGATAATAAGGCTATTGCTAATCAACATGTTGCTACATTAGATGGGGTAATAGCTAAAACTGAAAGTCTTATTCAATCTAAGGCTAATGCTAAATTAGCAGAGGGAGAATTAGTAACAGCTACAACGGCCGCTAATACTGCTTATAATACCCAAAAAGATACATTAGAGGGTTTAGCCGCAGAGGCTGAAAGACATGAAAAAGTCTTAATCAGAGTCAAGGAGGCACTTAGAGATACTAATATCTTATTTCAGAAAAGAAGAGTAAAAGATGAAGCAGATCAATTTAAAATGGCCTCCAATGCCGCCGGGATATATGTGTTAGCCCAAGCAAAAGTAAAAGAATCATTATATGATACAACAAAAGCTGCTTTAAAATTTACCGATAAACTTAAGGGTTCTACCGAAATGCAAATTCAGCATGCTATTGCCCTTAAGAAGCTTAAATCTGATCAGTCCCTTAAGCTGGAAGAAGAAATAATGAAACATGAAAGAGTGCTTCAGTCTATAACAGAACTTAAAGACGCAAAAGCTGAGTTACAAAAAGCGCCAGCATCAGCAACTGAGGCTGAATTATTAGCTTTAGATCAAAAAATAGAAAAATTAAACACAGAAGCAGCTGCGATTGATAAAGTAACTGATGCATTAGTAAAAAAACATGGGGTAGATCTAGCAGCTCTTGAATCTCAACAGGCTGCAGCTCAGCTAGAAAAGGAGGGGGCTGCTTGGGCAAAATATGCTAATATGGTAGGAAATTCAGTAGCAAATTATAGTACTACTATGGGCTCTATGGCTTTAAAACAAAAGAAGTATTTTGCTGATCTAGATAGACAACAGGAAGACCAGACTATCAATGAGGCCCAGAATCAGAAATTACGGGCAGCATATAATAAATTAGCTAATGCTGAAAGAGAGTTTGAACAAAAGAAAGCATTAGGGGTTTTGGCTAAACAAATAATAATGGAAATGGCCTTGTGGGCAGCGGCTGATCTAGCTAAAAGACTTGGAGCAGTTGGGGCAATAGCAGGAGCAGCACTTATAGGGGCGGCGGGGGTTGCGGGGACGAAACTTCAACATGCCATATCTGATGGGGCTGAATTAAAACGTGATGCAGCTAAAGCTGAATTTGATAAAAAAGAAGCCGAAATTTTGGGAACGGGTGACGATGCGGTTACTGAATCAGAGGTAGGAGCACGTAAATTAGGGGGTACAATAAAGGCTGAACAATTATCGGTCTCTATATCTCCTACTATTGTAATAAGTGGGGAATCAATTTTTATAGGACAAGGGAGTGTAAGTGAATTTGGAGCAGAATTAAGAGCTATAATCTTAGACTCAACTACTCAGGCTATTGAAAATGGGGAAATTGATTTAAGTGCAGTGGCAGGATTAGGATAGAAATATGTCAGACCCTATATTAAATAATGATTTAATAGGTATACCCGGAGTTGGTACTCAAACTGTTTATTCCAATACTTATGGGAGTAATTGGCAATTTGGGATTGCTATTGATTTAAACAATAGGAAATTTGAATTTAGTAAAGTTATTAAATTTAGTTTAGCAGCAGATGATTTTGGTATTTCTGAACCTGCTATAAATACACATCAGATAGGTATATCTCATTCTGCTCAAGATATTTCAAGTTTACCTTCTAATTATCTTCAATATGGGGACAAAGCTTTAATAGGTCCTTCTACTAAAGTGGGCTATGAAGGTTATACTGAAACTATTAGAATATCAACCGCAGCTCAAGTTACGGCCACTAATACTAATTCTTGGTCTAATGGTATATTGTATTCATTGGATAGAAAAAATAAATATCGTTATCAATTAGGGGATTCCGTTACTCTAAAGGGTACGGGTCAGGCAGCAGGATGGGAAGCTCAAAATGCCCAGATGGCTACATTAGGTATTGTATCAGGTTATTCAGCATTAGGGGAAATGGGTAGATATATAAGCTATAACAGTACTGCTATGAGGGATCAAGCAATTGAGTGGGAGAATAGCTTGGGTTCTAATTTTGCCGGCATAAAGATCATGCTACCCACTCATAGCGCCTATTCTACCGATACTAATAGTAATCAACCTGCTATTCATAATTCAACTAGAGGATTAGCTCCTTGGAGGGCTAATTGGACTACTTTAAATACGGGAACCTTAGACTGGTTCACGGCTTCGGGACAACAGGGCGTATTTAGGTATATAAGGAAACATAATGATGATTCAGATTATGCATTATTAGCTTATAATACTAATTCCACTATTGATGGAACTAATTTATCCCTTGAAAACACCCATGCACCTTTATTGACAGGATTTGTTCACCCAGGAGGGGAATATAAACAACATGCTCAGTGTTTATTTACAATGGTTAATAGTCTTTCTACAACCTCAGGAGCCGATAAAATAAGTAATGGTATATTTACACAGTATTTAACTAGGTCTATTAATGATAGTCAAGATATGTCTTATGCTAAACTTATTCCAAATACTCATTATAGATTAGGTATTACTTGGAAAGGGGATATTCAAGGAAGTGTATCATCTAATTCTAAAACTTTCGCAAAATTTCAATGGGGGCCTACAACCTACCATGGTTCAGCTGATACTAATCATTATCAAGGAGCTATGCTTTCTACTTCTGAATTATTAAACTCTGGTTCTCCCACTCAATCTACCTATACTACTAATATGGTTTCAGGCTATGTGGGGGCAGTAAATACAGACTTATTAGACCCAGATAATAATAATTTAAAAATAGAGGTTATTCAACAAGCCGCTACAGCCTCAACTACTGTTGCTGCTCAAAATAATCGAGGCGGAGAAATAAAAACTTTTATTGATAGTATTTGGTTAGAACATGAAGGTGATCTAGCTAATGCCTCAGGTAATGGCTATGTAGAAATAGATCATGCTCCTGCTCAGGGTACTTTATCAATAAATAGGTTTGAAGCGGTTAAACCTAAAACTGTAATACTAGCTGATGGAACCTCAGAAAAGATTGATACTACAGGCTTTAATAAAAGATGGCTTTATAAAATAAAGGCTGATTTTAATTATACAAATGCGGATATTTGGGAAACTTTCAGGAGTTTAATGAAATGGCAAGATAAAGGTTATAAATTAGCCTTACACCCGTTTTTACCAGAAATACCTCATTGTTTAGTGGGATTTTTAGAAATTCAAAATATTAGAAAAAGTTTTTGGGACTTAAATAAATTTACTTTTTCGGTACAATTTACAGAAACGGACTAATATATGCCTAGTAATGAACCAAGCATTGGTAACAGCAGAAAAATTACGGGTATACAGCCTAAATTCTTTATAAAAGATAATGGGACTGATTATACGGATGGTGAAGAATTCAATGGACTTTGGTCAGCGGGAAATGATTCTAGTCCTACGGGTTATGGATCTATGGGGCATTGGAAATTAAATGAAGAAGAAGGTCCTATAGCTTTTAATAATAGGGTAAGGGGTTATACTGATCTGTTCTGTGGCGGTACTTCCTGGTCAAGTGATGGGTCAGGTAATTATCTTCAATATATATTACCTAATAATTCTGCCCTAGCTAACCCCTCTTCCAATTATTATATAATGATGGGAACGGGAGGTAGTTATAGTGAAACTGCTGCCTTTGATAATTTCCTTAAAACTAATACGGGAGGTACCGGCTTTGAGTCAATTAGGGGATTTACCTCGGGTCAATATATGTTTGACTTATGGGGCTATTTTAGAAAGCCTCCTTCCTCTAGTGGAGGTATTCAAACCTTATTTTATTTACATCATGATACTAATGGGGCTTTAGTAAATAGAGTGCTAAGGTTTTGTGTAGAAAATGTAGCAGGTTCACCGGTATTAGCCCTTTATTATGCTAATAGTCTTAAAACTACTTTTACTAAGATTTATAGTAGTGAAGCGGGAGCAGCTATATTCCCCGGTGGCTTATCACAAGATGGGGGGCTTCATCAAGTGGGATTTGTATTTGATAGAACTGTAACTACTGCGGGGGATATTGATATGAGTACTGCTCCTTATGGCTTTTATGTTGATGGTAAATATTACCCTAGTACTTCAGGCAATACCTCGAGCTGGGCTACAGCCTCCTTAAGCATAAATACTAATGCTTTTATAGGGTGTGAGGTTGATTCGGTTGATGGGAATTTTTCAGCTCCTAAAGCTACGGGAACTCCTAGATTTATAAACCATTTTACAGGAAAATTATATCAAGCTCAATTATGTTCATCTACGGGTATTACCGAAGATAGAATGAGAATGATCCATGGGTTAAAATTTAATATACCTCGAGGACCTGCTCCGGTTGATTTTTCAGAGCGATATGAATATAATGGTAAAAATTTATTACAAGAGATTGGAAATATTGATCAGGTTATTGGTAATGATAAGGGCGGTTTTTATATTAATATAAATCAAGTTAAGGTTAGAAATTAATGCCTGTAAATGAACCAAATTTAATTGAAGATAGAACGGGGGGAGACCGATTTTGGGATAAATATATTACCCAGGATTTTACTACTGAAAATGGGTTTAAGGCTAAATTCTCCCCTACAATAGGTGGTAGTAATACTGCTTGGCAAAATAAAGAAGTATTATTTGCAGTAGATATTGGATTTGCAGATGGAAGAAGTGAAATAAGGAATATTGCTGCGGGATTGATTGAATCTATTGTTACTAAACGTAGTTCTCCTTTAGCTACAATTAAAATTGCTTCTTTAACTAAATCAATGAAATCTGCTAATGCAGAAAAGGTTAAAGACGGATCTGGGTGGTATGAGAACAAACCTGTAAGTTATATTATTAACCGATTATTAGAACTAGTTTATAGAGACAATGATGGATATTTACCTGATACCCGAAGATTATCAAGAGAGTTAATTAAAATACCTACTCTGGATAAGAAACTGGGCTATTGGGGATTAGGGGTTCCTCCTAATTGGGATGGATCTAGTTTTACACCCTCTGAAACTGCTTTTCCCGTAACCTCTATATGTACTAATGAAGCAAAAAACTTTTTATATGTGGGATTAGGAGGAGTAGATGGGATTAATCCCGGAGAATTATGGCAATATGATATTAGCAATAATATCTGGACTTTTTTAGCTAAAACCGGTACAGTTTCCCCCACTAATAATCTCAATAATGTAGGTTTACATAACTTAGTTTATAATACAAATGATGGTTTAATATATGGGGCTTTGTGGATTGATAAGGGTGATACTCAGTCAAGTGTTGAAGATGCCGCTAATAAAATTAATTGGTTTGCTCCCGAGGCTAGAATCTTTTGGTGGGACCCCGAAAATCCTGGAACTGATTCCGGTCCTTATTTAAATGATAATACTTATAGTCTATCTATTGGTAATATATGGCCGGGGGAATGGGATATTAGAGAAATGTATCGTCATGATTCTGCTGCAGAAATGGGGATTAAAAAAGATGGAGGACCTGGTCCTACCTCACAGGGGGCTGATTTAAATGAAGTTAATACCTATAAATTAGATGCTAAAGCAAGTGTAGGAAATTTTAATGCTTTTAAATATATAAGTGTACCCTTTGGCCCTGTAGGGCAACAAGGGTTTGGAAATGATGGAGAGCCTCGAAGAACTGCTCATAAATATCATCCTCAGCCCGCAACAAATTCTGTTGCATGGGAAGCAGACCCTTTAATGCAAACTTGGGGTAATACCCTTTATGGTACTGCTAAAGGTGAATTGATACCTACTACATCAAACGGAGATACTGCTTGGACAAATGCTACAGGAACTACTGCTCCCGATGGATGGATTAGAGCGGGTACAGCCCAATTCAGCGTAGGGGGGGCAGATAATTTAGTTATTACCAATGCTAATCAAACTACTAGTGGACTAAATTTAACTCTTAGCGGTATTGAGGATAATATGACTATTTATCGCTTAAGGATTGAGGGAGGTTTAAATTATGAATTATTTGTATCTAATAGTGCTCATGGTACTAATTCTATACCTTATGGACCTTTAGGTCCTGTCAATAGTGTAGGCTATAGTAATACTTATTACGGTAATGGGGATTACTATTTCGGAGTATTATCTACTAACTCAATTGATAACCCTAATTGGGCTTCTAATGATAATCTTTATCTTTCATTAAGACGACGAAGTGCTTCGGGTAATATTGAGATGAATAATATAAGTTTGACCGTTGCTAGGTATTGGGACAAATGGCACTCATTATCTAAACAGGCGGGGGAGAATATACCTCTTACTAGCTATAGTAAAATTATTGCGGGAGCTACAATTAAATATCCCACCCATGGTATTAGCGGAGCAATAAGAGACCCTGATATTGCCATTGGCCCTCAAGAGGAAATAGCCTATTATACAGCGGATGAAGGTCCCGATTTTGAATTGTATGATTCTGATGTACCCTCTAATCCCAATGCAGTTCCCGACCCTGCGTTAACTTATGCAGGTAAAAAGAGGAATGAAGAAATATTTTTAGATTTTAATTTAGTAGCCCAGGATAGGAGATTATTACCAGGAGCGGATTGGACTACTGCTGCTTATCACCCAATGTATGGACCAAGTGAAGCCGAAGACGGTATTAGCCCCGACAATAGTAAAAGATTTGTAGTGGGAGGTAGAAATCTATCTACTCCTGCTACATACAATTCCTCTACTTATAGTAATGAAGCTCGTATTGTAGATATGGGACCAAGGGTGGGTAATACTAATAACCCTGGAGCTTGGACCGGGGTTGATGCATTTTATAGTGATACTAATACTATGCAAACAGGAAAAACGGGGCATGGTTATGCTTCTGTCCAATTACAGGCTATTGGAGAAAGAGCTATGGATGCTACTATTTCTGATGATTATGCACTGTCCGGTATAGTTAGATATACAAACGGTCAGCAGGGCTTTTTTACTTTTTCTCAAGAAGCAGACAATGGTAAAGGGGTTATTATGTTTGCGGCTTTTGATGGGGATATTCCTTTAGATGCTCAACAATTCAATTGGGGCCCTAATTCGGGATCAGGTAATAGATTTGAAATAAAGTATAGAGCTTTTAAATGTAATGGAGGGTCTAGTCAATCCCTTTTAGATTTCCCCTCCGCTGAATCCGGAACAGGGGTAGGAACTATTAAAACAAGAAGAGATATAGGCTCTTTTGCCCCCTACCTTACAGGGGGAGAAAATTGGGTACCTGTTTATCCTACCGCAGGATGTACTGATAATCAAGGTAATTTTTATATAGGATCAATTGAGTCTTTTTCACAAACTGCCCTATATACAGGTTCTAATGAATCTTCAATTTATGCTAAATCCTATATTATAAAAGTAGCATTAGGGACGGGATCTTTTTCAATAGCAGGTTCTAGTTCTTCCTTGTTATACACCTCAGGTAGTGATGCTTCCGTCTATAATACGGATGGAGTAGGAGGTTGTTGGGGTAGACTAAGCAATGATTGGAATTTAGCTTCAGCTGAATCCTCATCAATAAATAATACAAGAAAAATTTGTTGGTTACATTTTAATCCTTATATGGATTCAAATAAACTTAGTGGTTGGGCATTTAGGAGAGATTCCCTAATTGCGAACCCATTGGGGGCAGGAGTAGGTAGTCTTGCTATACCTTGTCATGAGGTTTTTATTACTGATGGAAGCACTACTAATGAATTAACTATAGTAGATATGGATACCGCTGATGGGCTAAATATTAATGCGGGGGGTTTTACAGGCTTTTGTAGTACTAATGGTAATATTGCACCTGAGACTACTAGTTTAGGGACTCAGCCCGCCACATGGTATTTTAGAGGAAAGAAATCTACCGTACTACCTAGTTCCTATGAACTAATGGGAGAAGGTTCTGAAATTAATTATATGTTCAATGATGCAAGCGGTAATCTTATTGGGGGTAATTTTTGGGATGATGCAACTACCTCTGCTCTATCTAAAAAAGTTAAATTTGATGAAGCTTTTATTGGTAGTAAAGTAGCTACTGCGGGGATTATAGATGCGGGTCTTGATACAGAAAGGGAAGTCTTGTTTAGCTCTTTTGATAATTATATATCTTATTTCCATACTAGTGCTACAGCTAGGTCAAATGCTATTTGGTCTTCAGATAGACAGTTATTTAAGATAGACGATGTTGAGGTGGACCCTATAATTGATCTTTTTGATTTTACCGGATTAAATGTTTATGATGCAATTACTCGCTTAGCTTGGGCCCATAATTTTGTTTTTGGATTTGATGTAGATAAATTCTTTATTATTTCTAAGGATCTTCAAGAAATTACTCATACACTAGATGCAGGTAATGGGGATATTCTAGACCTAGAAAAAACTATAGACAATGAAATTAGAAATATTATTTCTATTCAACCTTATATTCCTCAGGTTCAAGATGTTGATTGGGAAATTACCCATATTGGAGATGATTCAGTATTAGCTGATGAAACTTTATTCAATGGTGATCTAGTGTTACAAGTTAATACTCATAGAGAAGCCAGTCTAAATCTAATATGTACCCGTAAAGGAAGATTAATTATGGATCAATACGGTACAGCCGATGATCCGCTACCTGAAGGTAGTTCATGGACGGGAGAGGTAACTGATTCTATTTCAAACCCTGAAGATCGTCTAATACCTATGTTTAAGTTTAAGGTTAATGCTCCAACTAAGAATGTAGTTCTTATGTCTACTATAGGGGTTGATTCAACTGATCTCTATCTTAATACCACCTTTTCAGGAGGAGTAAGCCCTATTCAAAAAGGTGATATTATCATTTTTTCTAATCCGGAAACCTTTGAACAAATTGGAAGAGTAATATCAATCATTGATGCTACAAATAATATGATTACTATTGAAGAGGGGGTAGGATTTGTGGTTGAAAAAAATACTCCTTTAGGTATTGCTAGTGCTAATACGGGAAACAGGACTACTTCTAGTGGTAATGTTGACCAAAGAAGCTATGGTACTACTTATAGTGATGAGGGGGTTTGTGTAATAACGGTGGTAGGGGCCGAAACTATTAATGGCAATATTCACCAAGTTTTAACTGTTAATAATATTAATCCCTTTAGAGGATTTAACTTTACTCTTTACAATACTGAAAGCTATAAACACTATGCATTCTTATTAACTACAATGAGTAGTTCTGAGGTAAATGGGGCTATTTTACCGAGTGGAGCACTAGGAGGGTCTAGTACTTCTACCCTAGCTTGGGTATATAAAGTAGATGAGAGTGGGATGAAGATTTATCTGAATGGTCAATATTCTCATTTTTCAGTTAACCAGGTATTGAGGATCCACTATTGTATGCAACCGGCTATTTTAATTAAAAAAATTGATGGCGGATCCCATGAGCCCCCTCCTTATACTTCAGTTATGCAAGACTTACCCGAGGGTTTAGCTAGTTGGCATTGGGCTTGTGATGAAGTAACTGATCTATTTAATGTGGGAGATAGAGTTAATTTTAAATTTAAAGGCATTAAATTAGTTAAAGATAGTGCAACTATCTATACAGGGGCTAATACCTCCTCTATGGCTAAATATGGGGATAGGCCTTGGACCTTTCCTGATAATAGATTTGTCAATCATAATAAAGTAGAATATTGGGTTAGTAAATTTTTACAGGAATATAGCCATCCTCGTATGAAAATTAAAGCAACTCTACCCTTTAATGAGGATATTAGTTTTATGACTCCTGCAGGTAATTTATTAAGGACTATCAGGATAGTAGATGAAGTTATGTTTCCCGGAATTTCATCCTTTAGTGTTACCGGGTATCTATTAAAACTAAGTATAAATTTGAAAACTTTTAAAATGAATATTGAATTCAGAACAGAGGAGCAATATTAATGAAAACTCTTGATAAATGGAATAGTTTTACTCCATCAGTTTCTAAGGTAGATAACTTCTTTGGAGGCATAAGACCTGAGTATACTTTTGACCAATTTAAAAATAGAAATACTGGAGGATTTTGTGCGGTTACATATAGGCTACAAGTAAATTCAGCTCAAAATGGTTATCATCATTTTATGGGTATGTATACTTCAACTCAGGGAGTGGCTTGGTCTAATGCTTGTGTAAAGGAATATTGTAGATCGGGAGAATACCAATTCAATTTACACTTTAATTTCCCCTTACCTACTCATAATCCGGGGGTAGGTCCTCAAGGCCCTACTGAACATTTAGAAAATAGTTATAGATATACTATGTTTTACGGTCAAGATTCTAATACCTATGGTACTGATAATACTTGGACTAATAATAATATTATGGATATAATGGTATTAAGACCTACCCTTGTCAACAGCCAAAATGCCAACGATTTTATAAGGCTTTGGGATGCAAATACCTATAATGGTTGGCAAATGTATTTTACGGGATATCCCGTGGCTAATCCCACTATAGTAAATGGGACTAATTACGACCTATAGAATTAGAATATTCTCCATCGAAGGTTTATTACTGCCTTCATAACATCTAAAACTTCTTTCATAATTGCATCTTTTTCTGCTTTAGTCAACTTCTTATCTTTGTAGCCCGACTCTAATTTTTCAGCTACATCCCCGATCTCTTTTATTATGTTTTTGTATTTTGAGGCAACCAAGGTAATCCCTCCCGCCAATACTAATCCCATAAGATAAAAGAAATTGGACCAACTTAACCAATCATTAAACATGTGTTTATTCTCCTGTTTTTATGTGTAGTTGAACTTAAACCCTATTTTTGAAAGTATTTACGTGTATTTTCATTAGATTTAAGAAGATTATTAAGGACATGTCTATAAATACTATGGCGACCATTTGCTTTTAATCTTGCCCATACATTACCCAGCATACCTTGATAAACTACTGCTTGTTTATTAGCGGTTAATACTTTTAATCTACAGCTAAGGTTTTTACCTTCATCAGACCTTAGAGCTTGAGTAACATCTAAACAAAGTCGTTGAAACTTAGTAGCTTCATCAACCTCTATCGGTTCTTCTGATTTTTTAAACTCTCCCATTTCTTGAGTTAAAGGAGTAATCATAGTAGCCCTTACCCCCTCAGAGTCTGTTTCTACAGCATTAGAAGTAGTAGAATCTACCCCTTGAGGGGGGGCGGTTGTATCTTGAGTACCCATATCTAGCTTTTCAACTATAGGCTCTTCTTTTCTTTTTCTTTTTCTTGGCATTTTTTAGTTCCTTATGTTTGAATAACGGTTGATTGGCCGTCGGTTTTGGTTATCCTAATAACACTAGAGAATCTGCTCTTTAGATCACTATTGTGTGTTATTAATAGTTTAAGTCCAGTAATATCATTTAGGAGATTGAAAAATTCGTTAATCCCGGTTTCATCTAATGAATCAATTATTTCATCCATTAAAAGAAAATTAAAATTAGAATAGCCCTTATTTAAAGTTAATTCTCTTAAAGCAAAGCCCACACAAATTCCGATCCTTTTACTCTCTCCCCCCGAATAAGTTTCTAAATCTCTTTTTTGGTTAAATTCATCAATTATAGAAAGATCAAATTCCTCTTTAAATTCTCCTTTTTTAGATTTTTTCTCTTTTAATGTATCAAACCTAACCCTCATACCCACTTCCATCTTATTAAGATAGGAATTGGTTTGTTCTTCAAAAGAGGGTAAAAAGGATTCAATCATCCAACGCCTAATAAAGGGGAAACCTTCAACCCAGAATTGATAATCAGCAAATTGTGCTAATAATTCATTTTCTTTTAATTTTAATTTATCTAAAGCTTCTATATCCTTATTAAAAACTTCAATTCGGGTTTGATTTCTAGCAATAGTATCTCTTAAGTTTTCAAGGGCTTTTTCATTAACCTCAATAGTAGTTACTAAATCATTATAAAGACTTAAATCACTGTGGGGGAATTTTTTAATTTGTAGCTCTAAAGCTAGTTTCTTTTTACTTAGAGTTTTTATATATTCAGTAGCAGAAGAGCATTTAATCTTTTTTTCTTTTTCTAAAAGAGTTAATTTTTCAGGTATTTCATTTAAACCAGCTAATTCCTTATAAAGATATTTAACCTTGACCTCTAGATCTCTATGGGCTTGAATTCTATCCTCTAGTTTCTTTAATTGTACTTGCTCTTTTTTAAAGATATCTGAAGCTTGGCTTAATTGAGTAGAAAGGTCATTCTCTTGTTTTTTAAGAACCTTTTTATCCATTGAAGTTAATTCACCATTTCTAAACATTAAAGGGGCCTCACAATCGGGACAATTTAAAGAATTAACTAGTTGTGCTTGAGTATTTTTAATACTTTGTTCCAATTGAGTAATCTTACTTTGAGATTCAAACAAGAATTGCTCTAATTTGTTGATTTTTGGGGGTAAATCGAGCACGTTTTTTGAAACTAGTATTTGTTCTTGATTTTCAATATTTTGCTTAATCTCGTCTCGTTTTGAAAGCTTTTCTTTAAAGTCTTTTTCTTGTTCTTGAAACATAATAGTAATAGTTTCTAAATCAAGTTGAGATCTTGTAATCATAGAGTTTATATCTATTAATTGTTCATGAATTACCTTTACCTTAGAAATAGCCTCTACTTCTCTTTTTAATTCTTTGTTATCATGCTGATAGGTTTTTATTTGAACTTTTGAATCATTGATTTCACTCTTTAATATCTGGATATCTTCTTCTGCATCCAATTTATTTTGTAAAAACTCTAATTGACCTGTTACGGTATTTAGTTTACTTTTAATATTATTAGAATAGACTTTGGCCTTAGAAGTACACTTATCTAATAGCTCTAGATTTAAAAACCTTCCAATAAGGTCCATCCTATCCCTAGAGGTGCTCTTTTTACCTGCAAAAGCTTTTACAGCATCAATGCTAAAGTAAGTTGTATTTAAAAAATCATTATAATACTCGGTATTATTCTCTAAAATACCAAAATAATTAAGCAAATTCTTCTGGGTAGACTTCATGGTACGTTCGGTTTGGGGCTCTTTATCTATAAACCATTGTAACTCATGTTTACCCTCAACCCCCCTTTTTCTTATAATAACTATTTCCTTATTATCCGAATCAAGTAAATGTATACGGACTTCGCAAGCTCCCATACCCCGACGAACAATATCACCACTACTGATATCAGAAGGAGTACGGCCAAAAATAGCCCATGAAATAGCATTGAGTAAAGTGGTTTTTCCTGCTCCGTTTGAGTCTGCACCTGCTGCATCATTATTTTCTCCTATTACTAGTACTTTATCATTAGTAGAGTATTGAGTAAAATCAATCTTTACGTCCTCCCCAAATACTCCAAAATTATTAACCCATATTTTTTCTATAATCATTTAACTCCTCCAATGTTTTTTCTTTGTATATCTGAATGATTTAATTCTGTCCAATACATTTCATAACAAATAGTATCTTCTAAAGCCTCAAAAAAATGATTTAAGTCTGGCTTAACTATAGTTAAGTCACCCTCTAATAAAATAGTATCATCTCTAAGGTCATAATCTTTTTGATAGACAGATACTCTTAGTACCCCCTGTTCAATAAAAAAAGCATTGAATTTATACTTATGGCTATGGGTGGAACAAAAACCCCCCTTTTTAACCTCTATACGGTGAACCTCGAAATTGGGCTTTTGGAGTATAGATCTAGTAGTTCCCCAAACTTTACCCTGTAATTGCATTATATAATTCCTTTAGTGAAACTAATAAGTCTTTAAATTGATTCAAGGGAAATTGAATAGCACTATCTGATTTAGCTTTAGCGGGATCATCATGGACTTCAAAGAATAATCCATTACATCCTGCAGCAATAGCGGCTTTAGCTAAAATGCCGGTAAATTCCGGAGTACCCCCGGATGTAGTTTTATTACCGCCAGGTAATTGAACTGAATGTGTAGCATCAAAAATAACGGGATAGCCATACTTTTGCATTATTGGTATAGACCTCATATCTACTACTAAATTATTATATCCAAATTGAAACCCTCTTTCAGTAAGCCAAAGCTTATTACACCCCTTAGCTTCCATCTTTTTAACTACATTCTTCATATCATAAGGAGATAGAAAAGACCCTTTTTTAATATTTACTATAAGTGAAGTTTCAGCTGCAGCCTCTAATAAAGAGGTTTGTCTAGATAAAAAAGCAGGTATTTGAATAATATCCACTATACCCTCTGCTAATTTAGCCTGATAGGTCTCATGTATATCTGTCAAAACGGATAAGGTAAGGGTTTCTCTAATTTCGTGTAAAATATTTAAACCCCTCATAGGCCCTAATCCTCTAAAAGACTCACTAGAGGTTCTATTATCTTTAGAAAAGGAAGACTTAAAAATAAGGGGTAAACCCACTTCTTCCGCTATCTCTTTTAAAGCAGTAGCCATTTTAATTGGATGGTTCATGTCTTCCATAACACAAGGGCCAGCTATAATAAATAGAGAGGATAAATCAGGGATCATAATACTTCTGCTAAAATACTTTTACCTAAATCTAACATATCCGGCCTTTTATACTTTTTACAATAAACCTCAATACCATCATTCCAAGTAGTAGAAGCATCAATTTCTGGTACTCGTATCCTTGACTCATATTGAGTCTTATGTTCAATAAATAACTTATGTGCTTCCCCTGTCTTTAGAATTTTACTCCTAATCTCCCCTAAATTAAATCGTAAATACCAATCTTCCTCTCCTACAAAGATTAGTTTAATCACTTGGCCTTTTAAATTCTCCCAGTTTTGCAAAGCATCAAAGTCGGGATCTTCATTCTCATAAACGGTATATTGGAAAAATATACGGTCTTTTACATCAATAAATTGATGGCTTAGTGTCTTATCCGTAGCCTCTATAAAGATAAAGCCTTTTTTATCATTACGTTCACCATAATCTGCTTTAGCAATGCTACCCACATACATCCATTTTTTAGTAGTTTGAGGTTTATGATAGTGTCCTAAAAAACTAAAACGATGATGATTAAATAATTTGGGAGAAATTCCCGCGCTCATTATATATTCAGTACCAGAGACTAGAGCCCCATCTACTCCGAAATGTCCAAAAACAATTTGATCTTTATGGCTTCTTAATTGTTCTGCTACTTCTGCATCCGGTAAAAAGGGTATAAATAAACAATCTACTCCTTTTAGCTTTAATTGTTTAGGCTTTGGAATAATGGTTATAGCATCGGTTTCAAGAGTATTTAACAAATCATATTCAGTCATAAAGGAATAAACCTTATAGTCTGTATCATGATTACCTATTAAAATAATAATGGGTATTTTAGCCTTAATTAGGGGAGCTAGGGTTTGAATAAATTTCTGCCTTAGAATTTCGGCAGGATTTATTTTATCAAATACATCTCCAAGACAGATCCAATAATCAGCCTTTTTATCAATAGCAAATTTTATTGATTTAGCTAAATGATCTAAACGGTCCTGTAGTCTAGAATTTATACCGGTAGGTAGAATCTTGCTGTATTTGTCCGTTGTCCTTAAATGGATATCCGAAGTAATCACTGCTTTCAAACTCATCTATACTCCTAATTGAATTTAATAGTTCTGGGTTATTTGTTTCTATATCAATAGCATCTAAATCTTTATAGCCTTGGATAGAGAGGTAACTACTCTCTAGGTCATAAATAATATATTCAGGAAAATGTTCTGCGGTATTATCTAGATAACCAAAAAGTATACTACTACCCTCAGAGGTAGTGACTGTAATAACATCTTGACTATATAATATACTGCAGAATAAAAGTAATCGGGTCATTTTTTTACTCGCTCTATATGGTGCATGGGGTGTTCAAAAGTTTCTAACAAAAGCTTCTGTAGAGCAGGGCGATCAAACCAAGAATAAATATGTGTCCCTATATGTCCTAATAGTATATTCATATTCAAACAAGGCTTATGTCCTGCTAATTTTGCCCTATAAGCAAAAGCATAATCTTCTGACCTATAGAAATTGAATTTCTCGACCCCAGTAGGGGTAACTCTTTCTTCTTTAGTAATAGAGGGATTATAGAAAGCAAAAGTAGATTTCCCCGGAATATTATTAGGAACATCATATTCCAGCTCAGGACAAGTTTTCTTTATATCCTCATAAACACTTCGATGGACTAAAAGAAAACCGGTAGCTAATTTATCTGTTTCAATATAATTATCAGGACGTAGTTTAAATTCAATATCAAAGCCCCCCTCTTTATTAGTAGGAAGAATACTTGAGGCTTCATTAAAATTATGGGCTCCTCCTCTCCAGAAATAAAACCCCCCAACAATAGTTTTCCCATCTCGAATCCCGCTGCGAAGCATTTCATCAATAGCATTAATAGAAAGGGCTGCTCTAAATACTCCTTCATTTAAGAAAAGATCAAATAATTCCTTGTCCATCCAATTGCCATAGAAGGCCGCTAGCTCAGGACCTACCCCATGAGGAAAAATAATATCATTATCTAATTGCAATTGCCATTCCGCTCCACTCTCTAAAAAGGATGCAGCCATTTTATCTCTTGCTCGGGGAACTAAACTATCACTACCTAAAAAATTAAATTCAGGAACAAGTTTATCCCTAAAAGCAGAAGACATAATAGCCATCCTCAAGCCGGAATCCTGGAGTATATTAATTGAGTTACTATAGGTAGGCATAGAAATATGTAATTTAACGGGCTCTTTTACCTCATTATAGGGGTCCCACCAAGGGAAATCTACCATTTCACCTTTTATTGATTCTATTTTTTCTTTATTAGTCATTAATCCATCTCTAATACATTAAGAGTATTAACCAGGTTACTCTTGATTAAGTCTACTAAGATCTTTACTTCTGCCTCTGAGGGGCTTTTATCCTTAGAAACTTTAATTAATTCAACATACCCATCAACGGTAGCCCTAATAGCAGTAACTTGAGGCTTGGTTAAACTATAGCTATTAAAGGCTTCATCTATTAAGCCTTCTTTATCTAATCTATTCAATGTCATCATCTTTTTCGCTTGTATTTAATTGTTCTATAGCCCCGGTTCTAAATAGTTTTAAATCCAAAACATTAAGGGGGGGAGCTAATTTATTTTTTGGGGCTTTAATCCTAATTACTTTCCATAGGGACTGATCATCAGGACCTTTTTGGCGAGATTTTTTCATATAGCTCATTCCCAGCCTAATAGAAGAAGCAAAATTAATAGCATCACCTCCAGGGGTATAAGTCCTTTCTCCGAACATTACTCCAATTTTATCCTTTGCATGATTAATAAAGACTAGACTAGTCTTCTTTTCATATATCTTATGAACTTTAGATCCTTTCTCATCTTCAATAAATTTAGCCCCTTTAGCTTGAGGCTTAACTTGAAATCCTCCCATAAGGTCATTAAAGAAAATAGTAAACATTTTAGCTCTTTCTAAACGTTGATTCATTTTTAAAGAAACTGCTTCAGTTTGTTCACTCATCATTCTAGGTTGTAAAGCCGGCATAGAATCCACAACAATAATATCACAAGTATTTGAAGCAATTAATAACTTGAGTTTATAAAGAGCATCTTCTCCTAGATTAAAGTCGGGTAGAATAAGTCTTTTATTATCAATACCGCAAGCTTTTCCATAGCCTCTTAGATAGGCACCTTCAGCATCAAATAAAGCCCCGATACCCCCCTGTTTTTGAACTTGACCGATTAACCAATAAGCAAAAGTAGATTTTCCTACGGAAGGTTTAGCATATAGCTCTATAATTCGACCCCGAGGGATACCCCCACACCCTAGAACTCCTTCATTGAAGTCTTCTAGTTCTGTGGGGATAACTTCTAGTTTCCTACGAGCAGAGGCTAAAACCCCTGCTCCTCCTAGTAAATCTAAAGCAATCTCAATCGAATCTTTAGTTTTATCTTTTACCATTCGGGAAATTCCTCATCTGAAGCCTCATCAGTCTTATCCGCTTCTTTTGTCGGTTCTTCTTCAGTTGAAGTTTCTTCCTCTTCAACTACAGTGGCTCCTTCAACTTCCATATCATCCCCAAAAGTAGCCTCAGTTTCCTCTTCTTTTACGGGGGCTAATTTTTTAGCGGTTGGTCTTTCAGAGTCACCCTCTAAGTAGTCCAAGCCCAATTTATCTAATTGTTCTTGAAACTGCTCAATTGATGGAAAACGATAACTCCCATTTGGATTAGTTGCCCCTAGATAAATGGGGAATTCCGCTAACTTCTGCTTCATTTCTTCAGCAGTATCAGGGACCCCCTGTTCTTCAAGGTCAATCTTAGACTCCTCAATGGCAATATATTCTTCATCAGTAAAGAACTTCTTTAGATCTAGTTTTTCCCCTAAATCTGCAGCGGTCATTCCTACGTATGAAACAGGAACCTTACTAGACCATTCATTTCCGGGATCAACTTGAACACTATAACTAGTACCAAATTGTCGACTTTTTGATGGATCAACTGATTTAGTAATAATAGCATCCCACATAAAGATTAAACCTTGTCTTAATTTACCTTTATCTTTAGTAGCAGTAGCTGATTCTAATTCTACCAGTTCTTTATAAACAGTGTAGGGGTATTCAGCTACTTCAACTTTAGGATAGTTTTCGCTTTCCTTGTCAATTATCAAATAAAGCCATTTGGTTGATGGGTCTAAGGAGGATTTAGTAAATTTTTCTCCTCGTGATGACCGTATCCTTTTTTCTAAACTAGCTAAAACATCCAAAGGGCCTCCTTCTTTAGGTCTACGAATAACTTTCATTCTTTGGACCATTGAGCCTGTTTCTTTATCTTCAACTAAAGTGGGATAATAGACCAGGGACTGTCTTACGGGCCCAAAAAGGACCCTATGTATATTATCTCCTTCTTGAATTCTAACCCTATTTAATCCTCCGCCATCTGTGGAATTCTTTAAATAGGCCGGTTGTCCTAATTGCATATTTACTCCTTATTTTTGATAACTTCAAGAGCAGAAATTCTAGCTTCTTTACAAGCTTTAACTATTACTTGAAGTTCTTTACGAACTCGACGAGCAGCCTTAGCTACCCCTTTGTCAACCTTTTCCATATCTAAATTAATAGACTCTAAGGCTTTCTCAATAGCAACTATGCTATTTCTTACTGGGTTTTGCATCTTTGTTCTCCTTTTTTTTGGTTTTTAATACAAAAGTTGGAAATTGTTCTTTACCTAGAACAAGATCTTGGGCAAATTCAAAAAGGTCTTCTGTTTTATGCCTTTTTGAAGAGCTATATAATTGATTATATAAGTGCATATTCCAGATTCTTTTAACCTCCCTGTACTTTTCTTTGTAAAAATCATCTATACTAATTGTTCCTTGAGGAACCTCATATTCAATAGATATGCTAGGCTTAATTACCTCATAAGGAGCAACCCTTATTGATTCATTAATAGTTATAGTAATTTTCATCGATACCTATGTACTCCGGTTTGTAAAGATATGGTTATAGACTTTCCTTTACGGAAAACCCCTTTAGCCTCACTTAAGACTTTAATTAGAGAGCTACCTACTCCGTGTTCTATCACTATCCCAATAAGCTCGATAGAGGGGCAAATAAATCTATTGCCGGGTTCAATATCACGTAAAAGTAATTCTTTTTTTCCTGTATGAGACATATTATTCCAAGTTTTAAATTGTTCAATTAACCGTTTACTGCCCACGATCCTGTACTCCAAAGGAGAATTTTCTATTTTCTAGCCTTCTTTTACCTAAAGATTGTAAATGTCCCCCTCTATCCTGTAATATATCTCTTAGACCGAATAATAACTTCTTTTGCTTGGTCATAGCTTCAAGTCTATCCTGATAATCATTAAATTCTTTAGCATGTTCGGGGGTTATTAATATTTTATTCTCAATCTCCTGTTTAGTAATTGAACCGAACCAACTATTTGGGACATTATCTTCTTCTCGAATAGTTTTTCTTTCATGCATAATAGTTCGTCTAACCTCTTCAGTTAGGTTCCCATACCATGTGGTAAACTCTCTATTAACTTTTGCCATTTTTGATTCTATTTCAGCCCCTGCAGCTAAAAAGGTAAATCTATAATATGAGCATTGATCTAAAGCCGTATCTAAAGCCTCATCAGTTAAATCGTCTAAACTTTCAACTTCAAAAGCTAATAATCCATCAACCGCTTTTTTAAAAACCTTACCATTGATTTCAAATTGTATCTTAAAAAAACGGGGATCAATAAACTCCTCTTTATCATAAGAAAGCTTCTTTTTATTTGTTTGTCCTAGTTTCATTAATCATTGCCCCATCTATTTAAGAAAACTTCCGTATCAGCGATAACGGGAAAGTGGAAGGGTTTCTTATCTGATTCCATTATTTGTTTTAATTTAGCTAAAAGATGTTTTTCACTTTTATGAACCTCCAGAACAATAGCATCATGTACAGTGAACAAAAATCTAGATTTATAGCTTTGTAATAACTTATGTACTTGAATTAAGGCTATCTGAGTTAGGTCTGAGGCGGTACCTTGAATAAGAGCATTTAAGCCTTGTCTCATAGCTTCTGCTTTCTTCTCCTCATAGGGACTATCAATCTGAGGTAATCTCCTAATCCTACCAAAACAATTAACTAATTGTTTATCCTTAAGGATTTTTCGTCTTATTTGCTTAATGAATCTATCAATACCTTTGTATTTCGTAAAGAAACCTTGTCTAAATTTTTCCGCTTCTCTTAGACTAATACTAATTTCATCTCCCTGTAGTTTTTCAGCAATAGATTGATGAGCCTTCCTTGCTGAAGCCCCGTATAGGTAACCAAAATTTACTAATTTTGCTACCTTTCTTTGTCTTTTACTAATATCTTCTGGAGGAGTTTTAAAAATAAAAGAGGCAGTTCCTAAGTGGATATCCTCTCCCGCCATATATTGAGAGGTCATTTCTTTATCCTTAGAATAAAAAGCCATAACCCTTAATTCTGCTTGACTAAAATCCATCTCAACAAAATTATACCCTTTCTCAGGTATAAACATCCCTTTAATCTTAGGATCTCTGGGGATATTTTGAATATTCGGATTTTTACTGGATATTCTACCTGTTACAGTCCCATGTAGTAAAAAAGAAGGATGAATTCTACTATTTTCATCAACTCTAGCTAACATAGGCTTTAAATAGGTAGTTAACATCTTATTTAACCCCCTATACTCTAGAATTAGATCTATAATTTCCCTATTTTTTACTCGTTTAGGTATAGCCTTTAAAGCTCCTTCTGAAGTAGAGGGTTTACCTGAAGCAGTCTTTAAAATAATAGGAAACTTCAATTGAGTAAATAGGATTTCCCCCATCTGTTTAGGGGAATTCAAGTTAAACTCTTTACCTGCTATTTTGTGGATTTGCGTTAATAATTGTTCAGCCCTTCCCCCATGTTCAATTATTAGATCCTCTATATAAGGTACATCAATTTTAGTTCCTAATAATTCTGATTCTATATATACCCTAGAAAGGGGCATATATAGATTAAAATATAGTTTTTTAAGTTTACCTTTTAATTCGGGTAATAAGATTTGAGAAAGCCTAAGAGTAGACTCGCAATCCATAGCACAATATTCACCTAAAACCTTTAAGGGAACAGAAGCAAAACTTTTATCATCTAAGTCTTTAATGCTTAATTTTTCTCTTAAAAGAGCATCATAGTTTTTCATCTCGGGAAAATAAAACCCAGATAATTCTTTTAAACCGTGCTTTTTATTTTCATCTAAAATATAGTGTAAAAGCATAGTATCTACATAAAAATTAGGAACATCAATATTCCAATGGTATTTAATAAATTTTACATCAAACTTCCCGTTGTGGGCTATTTTACGGGGCTTAGGGTCACTCATGATATTACTCAATAGCTCAATAACTCCGTCCTGGAATTCTCCCCAAAAAGGCTCCCTATCTCCTGAAGTTAATAAAGGTACATAATAAGCCTCCCCTTTTCTAGCACAAAACCCGATACCTAATATATCATCTTGATAAAACTGTAGCCCCGTAGTCTCAATATCGAAAGCAAAGGATTTAGCTTTTCGCATTTCAATCTCTAATACCTCAATATCGTCTAATTCTTCAATAACATAATAATCACCTTGAGGGGTTTCAATCTGTTTTTTTCCATCAATTAGGTCTTTTAAAGCCTTTAGATCTCTTTCAAATTCTATTAAATATTGAGGGGACCTTAGAATATATGCAGGATGGAAAATTGGTATAACTTGACCATATTCTGTTTCTGCCATTACCCCTCTATTTATGGTAATCCCCCCTTTTATCTTCATCCTGTTCATAGCTGTAGCCCCTAATGCACAAATATATTTAGGCTTTATTTGATCTATAATAGCCTCTAGATTGTCCCCACAATTTTTAAGTTCAGTAGGAGTGGGTTTTCTATCTTTAGTCTTCCCTGTAATCGGATCGGTTGCTTCGGGCCTACAGTTAACTACATTAGCAATAGCAAAATTAGTAATGCCTATTTCATCTAATTTCTTTCTAAGTAATTTACCTGCTTTACCTTGAAAAGCTTTACCCGTAAGTTTTTCCTGTTTACCAGGAGCCTCACCCAAAAATAAAACTTCAGGTGATTCTAAGTTTCCCCAATAGTTATGAGGCTTATGGGCATAATCTCCAGCATATAGTGTACACCCTTTACAATTACTTTGTGGTAAATTTAGTATAGTCTGCTCTTTTGTAGTCTTTTTCAAATTCAGTTCCTTCAAAAATTTCTCTCTCTTTATAGAGTCGAAAAATATCTTGTTTTAATAGATGGGCTTCATCTCTAATTTTTTTTAAATTCCTTTTAGACCTAATTCCCGCCCGTTTATTTCCCCTTTTATAGAATTTAAGTAAATCCTCTTTATTATTTTCAAGTTCCTCTAACCATTGGTCTATAGAGCCTCTGGCCTCCTCTAGGCTTGATTTTAGTTCTTCATAATTATACATATTTAATTTCCTTCATGGTTAAATTTATTTCTTTTATTAATTGAGTATAAGCTGTACTATCCGCTCCATAAAAATGCTTATAATAGATAGTTGTAACTCCCGCAGCAGCTAATACTTTATAACAATGAGTACAAGGACTATGGGTAATATATGCAATAATATTCTGATAGCTACGCTCAAGATTTAAAACCGCAGAAATTTCAGCATGTAAGGTTCTTTGACAATGCTTTCCTTCTACTAAACAACCAATATCCTCACAATGTGGGGTTCCACGGTGAGAGGAATTATACCCAGTGGCTATTATCTTCTTTTGGGAAACTAAAATACACCCTACTCGTAGTCGGGGGCAAGTACCCCTTTCGGAGGTTAACTCCGCTAAAGACATAAAGTAGGTATCCCTATTCAGTCGAGTTTTCAATTTCTGCATAATTATCTTTAATTTCCTTTAAAGCTAATAATAAACTCTTATGAGTACCTGCTCTATCTAAAGGTATCTCCATTATATTGTTCAATATATTAATTAAGTAATCAACTTCTTTTTGATTACGGAACTTAAGAAGTTTTATAGTAACTATTTGATTCATTTTTGATCTTACTGGTTCCATTTTTGATTCTCATTTTTACTTTATTTATCTTTTTTACCCATTTCTCCATTTTATCTAAATACTTAATATCCCCGGTTTCTTTAAACTTATTTTTAAAAGTCTTTACATCTTCCTTTAAAAAAGATAAATAGGTTTTAGTTAATAAATCATTAGAATATTTAGCTAAATCTTTTACATGCTCTAGGGTATAGAGCCGAGTAGCATATTGAGGATTTTCAGCTAGTTGGGGGATAGTTCCTCGATTAGCTTCACTAATTTGAGCTACTAATTGTTTACCTAGTTTTTTAGTCAAATAGCTATCTAATAATACACAGTCCTTATTATAAGCAGACAATAAAAGCAACTCTTCCTCTAAGGCTAAACTAATAGATTGAGCTGTAATTACTTCATTTGATAAAGGGGCACTTTTAAACTCTTTCAACCAATGCTCTAAGTGGGGCTCATCAAACCCCGATAATTCACTTAACTCCCTCATTGCATAGCTTACTTTAACCTTATTAGAGTAAGAGGCTAATCGCCTAATAGCTCCCTCTACTCCTTCATGCTTAAAAGCAAATTGAACTAAAGAATTACTATATTTAGAATTTAGTTTGTCCCAATTAAATCGGTGTTTGTATTTAGCACATTCGTCGGGATCTTTCCCCTCTAAATATATAATATTTAATTCTATCCCCCTTTGGGCTAATAGTTCTGCAATTCTTAATGAAGCCCCCACTCCCGCACTATCTCCATCACTAAAAATAGTAGCCCTATTAATTGATTTGCTTAGTAGGCCAGCGGTATTAGCATTAAAATAGCTCCCTGATACTGCTACCGTATTAGTAATTCCTCGTTGGAAAAGTTGTAATACATCAAACTGGCCTTCTACTATTATTACCTCCTTAGCCTGAACAATAAATTTGCGATTAAAGTTCCAACCATAGAGTAATTGCTGTTTTTTAAACCAATCTGAGTCTTTGCTGTTTAAGTATTTAGGTATCTTTTTAGCTATACCCAAGGTTCTACCTGTAAATCCCATAATTTTATCTTGGCTATAGAAAGGGAAAATTATTCTATTCTTAAAAAAATCCCTAAAATGCCCTGCATCGGTTTTTAGAATTAGTCCCGCTTTTCTTAGAATATTCTTATTCAAGGTTTGATCGGCTAACCAGGTCCAAGAATTAGGACTATAACCTAATCCAAATCTTTTAGCGGTCTCTTGGGTAATTCTTCTTTCTCTTAAATTTAGTCTAGCTTTTTCTGATACTTCATTCTTAGTAAATAGAGAATTCTGGTATAGGGTAGATACAATTTGGTTCATCTCAAATACGGCTTCAAACCCCTTTTTTTCTTCTTGAGGGGCTAAATCAGGGCGACCTATTAATTTAGCTAATTTACTTAGGGCTTGTTGATAAGGTATATCCTCATAATATTGTATAAAATTAGCGGCATTTCCTCCCTTTCCACATCCTGCTCCGAAACACTTAAATATCCCTAGACTCGGAGAAACAGAGAGAGAGGGGTCTGCATCTGTGTGGAAAGGACAAGGGGCTCTATAATTATCCCCCATTTTTTCTAGTACTAAGTACTTACTTATAATATCTACAATATCAATATGACCCAGTATTTTTTTAGTTTTTTGACCTAAATTAATCATGCTTATTCTGTTGTTTAATATAATAGCTAAGGGCGGTACTAATTTGAGGTACTATAGATTTCCCTACTTGGTCAAGTTGACCACTCTCGGTGCCAAAAAAAATAAAATAATCGGGAAAGCCCATAAGCCTAGCACATTCTCTAACATTTAAAACCCTAGACTCATAGGGATGGACAAATCTAGAACAATGACTAGCTACTACCCCTGAGTGTTTATCCGGGTCTAGGCGTTTATTATTTTGAGTTCCATAATAAGAGTCTCCTATTTTTAAGCGTCTAAAGCCTTCAATCCTTTTTAAGCTGTGCTTAGGTTTTTTAGTGTTAGGCTTCCCCACTAGATTATTAAAAGCTTCCTTAATTTTAGACCCTACTTTCCATCGCTCAAATAGGGATATATATGCGGACTCTTTTAAGGTTTTTAGATCAAATTGAGGTAAAAAATGTTTGCTACCAATTACAAATACTCTTTTCCTGCTCTGGGGTACTCCAAAATCCAAAGCATTTAATTTCACGGTTTGAATATTATAGTGCTCCATTACAAGGGCTACATCATTACTCCCAGAAAATCTTAAAGCATTACCTTCAAACCATAGGGTTTTTAAAACATTTGGTACATTTTCTAGAATAAAATTATCAGGCTTAGCCTCTAATACAAACTTGAGGAATATAAAGTAATCAAAAGCTTCAATATCCAACTTATGTAATTTCCCCCTATCTCTCCTTTTAGTACCTAAATTGCTAAATTGTTTACAATCAGGACTACCAATAAGGAGATTAGTATGGGCAGCGGGGGCATCAAAGACTGAAGAGTGATGGACAGCTCCAGGGAAATTATGATTAAAGGTTTCTATATTAAAAAAAGCCCTAGATTCTATATTGAAGTCAACCTTATATCCTGCTCTTTTTGCTCCCAATAGGGCCCCGCCAATTCCCCCATAAAGAGCACCTACTGTAGGAGTTAATTTTTCCATTTTTTCATATCCTGTTTTAGCATTTCAATTTCATTATCAAAACAATGTAAAGAACCAATCCACATATTCAAATCCCCCATTTTAAAATAAATGTTAAGTTTAGCCCTAATCCATTGAGCTAATCGAACAGTCATATAAATATCATTTTTAAAATGTCTCCTAATATCACAACTTCTAATATGATAAGTAATATTAAGCTTATCTTCTCTTATTAAAAAATGATAACCAAGGGTGCAAGGTACTCTTTCTTTTCTATCTTTTTGATCTTCGGGATGCCAAACCGAGAAGTAGGCTTGACGAGTTAAAGGATTATCATTTAATCTATCTACTACATCAAGCAAATTACCATAATTATAGCGTATGCCTTTTAAACCGGGAGGAGGCCAGTATCGTTCCATATAAGAATGGCTAAACTTAAGGTCCTCGCCTTTTTCTCTAAACCTTTTATCATCTATTTCAGCTTTATAATAAGGCCAGTTCTTGTATTCATTTCCGGGGTTTAAGGGCTTTCCTCCTACTCGCTCCTGGAAATGGTCCTCAGACCAGGGTAAGTCGGGCTGACACTGGAAGGCTAAGCTATTCACCTCTTCGGGCATAGGGGCCTTAAAGAATAAATTATTCACCTCATACATATATAAAGAAGTTTCTACCGATTGCCAACGACTATCTCTTATAGTTTTACCACTATAATATAAAATATTTATTGCTTGAATTATTTTATCATTAATATTCATTTAATGGTTACCTTATTTTGAACTAGAATACATAAAATAAGTAAGATTAATAATTTTACTGCCATTATTAATAGGGTCATTCCTTGTCCTTCATAAGCTCAATGGTTAAAAGTTGTGCCGACAAATATACCGCTAAATCAAGGGCCTCTTCTAGGGCCTCCTTAGCCCAAGCCCGAGGGTCGTCTGAAACCATATCCCCCCCATATTTTATACTACCCATTTCAAGCCTTTTAGTAATTAATTCAATTATTTTATTATTTAGACTAATCGGCTCTATTTCTACAAGGTTCTTCATTCTTTCTATTCCCCCTCTATTAACATATCTATATTTACCCCATCCTCCTCAAAAAGGAGAAGAGTACGAGTAACTACACGTTTAATCCATTGCATCTTCATATCTGCAGGATCTTTACCTTCAAAAGCCTTCTTCCAACGGACTAAACTTTCTTTGAATTCAGGGTTCCAAGAAGTAATCCCATATTTCCTTAGCATCATAGCAGCGGTAGGAGCTTGGTGCATATTGATAAAAGTGGAGGTTAAAAAAGTAGAAAACATTATACACTTAACCCTTTCTTCTATAAAGCCCTCTAGCATTTCATATAATAAAACAAAGTCCATATAGGTTTTAGGCCATATCTCTGTACTCCTAAAAACAATTAAAGCTTCATAAGTAGTCATGGTAGCTTTCTGTATATAAAAGCTATCTAAGCACTTTAGCCTATCGGTCCTGTTAAAAGCGGGCTCTGAAAAACTAATCAATCCTCTAGCCTGACGAGGTTGTAAATTTCTAATAGTAGATTTTAAAAGAGTATGCTGTTTTTGAACTTTTTTAGAAAAATACCCCTCTCTCAATCTATTTAATTTATATTCCCTATTATAGCCTGAATATTTAAAGAAATCTTTTTCCATAATATCTTGGTCAAAATGAATACCCTCAGTAAAGCCATATACTCTACGGGCAAACATAGAGGGGTAATAGAAAGAGGACTGTTCTCCCGTAGCGGTATGGATCAGTAAATTAAACCAGAGCTCCGTTAGGTTTTTTCCTGTAACTTGAACAAACATAATTAAAAGGTGTAACCAAGCTTTTTAATATCAGGAGCGTAATATTCTTCAACCATCTTTATAGTTTCCTCATCATAATAATCTTTATACCCTTTTTTTTCTTTGTGTTTATTTAGGTAGGGCAAAGGGAAATATTCTAGTTTTAGCCTAAGTAGTACTTTTTTCCAGTCTTCCTCTAAATTTTCAAATCTATAGACGGTTTGTACATGATCAGACCAATCTGTTTGTAAATCAACACCCAGGCCTGATTCCTTCCACCATCGGTGCCTAGCCCTAACCATATCTGCGGGACAAGTAAAAGGCTTAAACCATTCAACCAATGAGGCGGGTAATCGGGGATCCGTTATACCGGCCTTTAATTGAAAAAACTGAGATACTTGCCAATCCCACGGATTCCTTACAAAAGTAAAGCGCCAAAATTCACCATTGACTAGTCGGGGATGTATTAGAGGCGTAGAATGTACGGGGGGCTGGGGATGAAAAGCGGCATAAGGGGCCAATCCAGAGGTAATACTTTTTCCTGCAGTATTTTGAATATGGAAAAAAATAAAGTCTATATTATTAACTCTACCAACAATCATTTAATTATTTCCTTTAATAAAGCTTTATAGCTCACTGCTTGTTTATAAAACCAGGCTTTTTCATCTTTAAAATTATCCAAAAACAGTAATTGATTTATGGCTAATTGGTGTGCATCCTTAATAGAGCCCGTAGCTTTAAACCAGCCCTTTCCCGCGGGATTGAACATTCGAAAGAAATAGGAGCCATTCTCTAGCCTTAATAGTTCATCAGTTGAATTATAAGCCTTTAGTTTATTAAAAACCCCCGAATGGTGCTGGCCTAAGAGGTTAATATGTTGACTTTCTAAACTAAATCCATAAGTACCCCCCATAAATATACCTCCCTCTTGTTTATTCTCAACTACTTTTCCACACTCTATATATTCTAATTGATTAGAAAGAGAGGAGGGAGTAGGAGACTGGTAATAAGTAGAAAAATCAGGGGCAATATATTGACAATCCCAACAAAGAGCCTTATGTTTTTTGACTAAAGCCTCTGCTCTAATGAGGGGGAAGAGGGCGGGATTTACCCAATCATCATCATCGAATTGAACAATAAAACTATTTGATGGGTCATTACTTAGATCCTTAAGTAGGGGCCTATCCAACCAACTAATAATACCATCACAGTCCCAAGTTTCAATCCCTGTAAAAGAGATAGCAGTCATACGATGTCTAACCTCTTCCCAAGGGAGGGTAAAACAACTGCTCCAATCTTTCAATATCTTGTTAATAAACCTGTCTCTATTATAGACGGGCTCATCTGGGAAAGCATACATATTCCTGTAATATGCTCTAGTCCGATTAAAAACTACAAATATCCTCATATTATGGACTATCTAACCCCTGTTGAGCCGAATCCCGCTTCTCCTCGACTCGTACCAGATAATTCTTTGACCTCTATAGGCTGTCCCGCCCATATAGGGATAAGGAGTAATTGAGCTATCTTTTCTCCTTTAGGGATAATTACCTCAACGTCTGAATGATTGAATAGGTGTATGTGTATTTCTCCTCTATAACTAGAATCAATAACTTCAGCCCCTTTATCTAGCTTCATCCTAGTCGCTCTACCCGATTTATTAAAAACTAGTAAAGCATGCGTAGGGGGGAACTCACAAGCTAGCCCTAGTCCTGTTTTAGCATCGGACCTTTTACCAATTACTACCCTTTCAGTAGTGTAAACATCCATACCGGCATCCCCCTCGTGGGCTCTAGTGGGTATTTTTGCATCAATATGCAGTTTTTTAAAGCCCAGAAAAGTGTCTGAGACTTTAGCTTCAAGTTTTACTTCTTTTTTTAGCTCCATTCTTATGCTCCTTTATCATCTGTTTATTAATCCTCCCTAAATCTTGTAAAATACTATTAAAAGTATAATGGAAGAGGTGGGTTAAAATCTCATCATTGTCCTTCCCTAAGGGTATTCCTACTTTAGTTAAGGTATTAATTGCGTAATGTATAATTTCATGTCCTAGTATTGCTATATCATTACTATCTAAGGGATTATATTTTTCTAGCCATATATAATGTTTGTAGCTATTCTCGGGGGAGGCATGAAAAGCACTACACCATTCCGGAAAAATAAAATAATTACCGGGGTGTCTCCTATTCAAATCAGCCTCTAAAGAGATCTTATCTGTACCTACAAAAAGAGCCAGAGTAGAACCAAAGATCGGCTCTGAACAGGTAACGGTTATTGCTTCACTCATATTTAATCCCATAGGGTAAAGAGGTGTTTTCCAAGAAGACTAAAAGCGCGCTTAGACTTTTTCTCAAGTAGTTTAATATTATCTTTATCTAAGATACTAAGAGTAGACAGAGTTTGAGCAGCCTCTAGTCCTTCTATCATTTCATCTAAAATTAAGTTAAATCTCTTATTCCCTCTTATTATACCACCCTTTGTAGCGATACCCTCTTTATCTAGGTCCCTAGTTTTAAACATAGAACAAGGTACCCCATGTTTATTAGCCCTTAGCCAATGTAATTGGGGGATTATTGTATCTAGCAGCCAGCTCCCAGTATCCCAATTATCCATATAGGAATATCCGTATCTAGCCCTTTGATACCAGTGTTTAAATTTGCCTGGACGTATTCTTTCCCATATTGTCCATACAAAAAACCGATAAAGGGGGTAATAGAGCCAATCTTCCCACCTTGCTATAAGCCAACCGCGTTGAGCTTTGTGATCATCCATCATTTCTTCTAAATGGTCATAACAAAAAGCCTCGCCTTCAGTCTTTATACAACCATTATGTTCTTCACTATGTACCCTTTTCATTATAATCCTCCTTTATTATACCTCATTTATCAAGCCCCTTTTCCTGGATAAAATTCTTTATTTCCCCAGACCCACTACGAATAGGGAAAGTATTAAGAGTAGTTCGGTCTAGGTACTTAGTATATCTATACTCTAGGGCCTCTAATTGGGGGAAGTCAATATAGCTATCTCCCCTAAATTCCATTCGTTTTTTAACCTCGGACATGGGAGCATGTATATATAGTAAAGCATGATCTAGGTCTTTTACTTCCCCCTCTAAGAGATAATAAAAAGGGTCCTCTAAAGCCTCATACCCTCTTTTAATTTTTGAATAAACTAATTCTGAGGGGAAAAACCGGTCAACTACCAGATTACCATTAAAGGGGGCAACTAGGTCCCTATAGAATTTTAGCATAATATGGTAGGTCTCTTTTAAAGAGTCAATTGAAGAGGCAGTAGACTGTTTAGGTATATTTAGCTGCTTTAAAAAAAAGCAGTTACTTATATTTTTACTTAAATATTCCCCCACATAGGTTTTACCCGCGCAATCAATACCCTCTAAAATAATAAACATTATTTAAGCCTTAGAATCCCATCAGCTAAAATTCCTAATTTATTAGAGTTATTCAATTCCCTAAGAACCCTACCTACCCTAGTAGTGGGCTTTTTTCCCGTAACCCCATAACCGTATTCTTCTGAAACTAAATCAACTATTGATTCTTTAGTAAATTTACCCTCCTTAATTAGACTCATTATAAATTGTTTTCTAGAAACTTTAGCGGGCTTATTTGAAATTCTAGTTTTTGTTTCTTTGGCCTCCTCTTTGGCTTCTTTAGTTTTGATAGCTACCTCTTCTAGTGCAACCTGGTAAGCTTCATATACAGCAGTTACCATTTCATCTCTAGTCAAATCCGGATCTATATCAACCCTTAGCTCTTCTTTAATAACCCCTACTATTTCTTTATTATTAAGTAAAGGGGAATTGATAATATTAGATATATCATCTCTGGTTAGTGCTTGCATTTGTTTTATCTCCTTATTTAAGGTTCTTAATAAATTGGTCTACAAACTCTGTAGACTTTGGCTTTTCTAATTGAGCTAGTTTCCATGCATGGTCTTCAAAAGCTTTTTTCTCTTTTTTTGGTAGACCATTAACATAATGTTTGATACAGGTGATCACAAACTGTGACCAACTAGAATCAGGAAACTTAGCTGCAGCATATTGTTCACAGATCTTTATAAAATTCCTATCATACTTTGGAATATATATAGAAGTGTTCCCATAAGATGCATTAGACATAGTTTACCTCCCTTAGTGGTTCTATTTGAAATTCTTCTTCTTTTTTATAGGTCCTTAATCGGGCCTTAGAATGCTTTAATAGCATACCGCCATCATTATCATAAAAGTCTATAATCCTAGCATTCTCTTTATTTTCAGATTTCCTTAAAGCTCTTCCTACCCTTTGAATCGTTTGTTTATTAGACTTTCCCCCTCCCGCCATAATAATAACATCCATTGAGGGGATATTTACCCCCTCATTAACAACGGTACTAATTAGTATCTTTATTGTTTTATTAGAAAAATCCTCTAAAATTTGTTTACGTTCATCAGAGGGAGTCTTTCCAGACATAAAAACTGCTTCTTCTATTAAATCATTGAGAATATTACCGTGTTCTTCAACTCGAGTAACTACAATTAATACACTTTTGCCCTTCCGGGAAAATTGCTGGGCTAAACGAATAATCAGATTATTTCTATAATTATTCTTTAAAATATTTTCCTTATAGGCAATTGGCCAATCACTATAGCGCTGAAGGCAATCAACCTTATACACTTCTATTACGGGACGGGTTAATAGCCCTCTTTTTATCAAATTACTACTACTTATATGATGTAAAACTCCTCCCGTAGCAGCAGTCAGTAATTCTCTCTCTAAGGACCCCTCGTCTCCCGGTGTAGCAGTAAAGCCTATCCTAAAATATGCATCAATTAATTGAGCTATTTGGAAGTAGGTATTTTGAACTTTATTTTTACCCGCTATATTGATATGATGAGCCTCATCAATTAATAAAGCCTGACAATATTTAGCAACCGTCCGAATAGCAGGGTCTTCACTCTTCAGTCGGGACCATAGAGATTGAACAGTAGAAATAGTTACTGTCTGGGGATTAAATTGTTTATCCCCAATAATTCCCACATATTGTTCTCCTAAAAACTTAGTTAATTCTTCCTCAGTTTGTAACAGTAGATTAATAGTGGGTACAATTACAATAGTGGGTAATAATCCTAATTGCTCTATCAACTTAGCCATTACTATTGTTTTACCTGCCCCTGTAGCATGATGCACAATCCCCCTACCCCTGCTGATACAGAGCTCAAGAGCCTCATCTTGATAGTCACGTAGGGGAGGAACTAAACTCTCCTTAATTCGCTCTCTATCAATCGCCGGACGAACTCTTTTATCTTCAAAAGTTACATTATGTTTTAAAGCCTTAAGGTCTTTAAGAAAACCCCCCGTCCAGCCTGAGGGAAAACGCCCTTGATGATAATAAGAAATCCGATCTTTACATTTTCCTCTACGAGGGGGCCTAACACTCCAATCAGTGCCATAATACTCATATTCTTTAGTACACCAGCCCTTTACAAGCCTTAAGTCTTCTTCAGACCCTATAGCTTGGGTATAACAATTATATATTTCTAAATGAATATTCATCATATATGGGGGTTGAAACCAGTTCAATCAATCTTTCTATTCTTTGAAAATACTGACTAATAGCCGGTTTTGAAATATTAAGCATTTTACTTATAGTATCTCGACTAATATCGGGAAAAGCTATCTTTAATTGAAAACACTTTAAAACTCTTAACTCTGTTTTTATTTTAACCTCAACTGCCGCTATTATTTGTTTATAAATTTCTTCTGACCAAGCATCGGCTATGGGCTGATAACTATCCTGGTGGACTAATTGAGAATAGATAATTTCTTCAATAGTTCTAGCATCCGGTTCCTCTCTAGTTGAGGAATCTAAACTAATTTTAGTCCCTAACTTAGAGGAACGGGTTATTTGCCTCAGCTCTTTAATTAATAATTGAGTCATTCTAGTACGTATCCAAGAAAGTACTTTAGCCCCTCTCTCTTCTTGATAAGAATTTATAGCTTCTAATAGCCCTATTCTAGTAGCTTGAAGAAAATCATCAGTAGTTCTTGCCCCAGAAGGATCAAAGTACTTGTACGGATCTACCATATTAACTGTTAAAGTCCAAAGCTTATCAAAAACTAGTGAACTCTTAGTCTCTTTATATTCCTTAACCATGCTTAATGCTTCTTGATTTGTCATATTGACCTCTTTTTGTTGATTAATGGTGTATTTGACAAATCAAATATAATATTATATTATAATATGATCAAAATACTTTTTTCAACTTTTTTTAATCTCTTGTATTTAAAAAGTTAAACTCCCGATCAACAGGATGTAATTGGATATAATTAACCATATTCCTAATTAGTTTTGAATCAATTCCTGTAGCCGAAATAGTACTAGATTCATAAAGAATTTTATAGGCTAATTGAAAATCTTCTTCTATATTAGTAGAACGTAACTCAGTTACGGGATGTTCCCATTGGGCCTCGTTAGCTTTTTCCAACTTATGAATAAGTTTTTCCAAGAAGTTTCTACCCTCTCGCTCCCTTTTCTTTGGATAATACATGTGAGTAGCAAAATGGAAATAGGACCCCAGCTTTAGCCCTAACTGGTGGGCAACGTATTTTTGAATAAAAGTATGGTGAAAAATATCATAAGGTAAAAGGTTAATTATATCATTAGTTCGCATATTAACAAAAAGGTTTAGTTTTTTATCTCTAACTAAAAAGTGGAGAGTAAGGGTACAAGGTCTACGAGGAAACTCATTTTGACCCCAAAGATACATGGGAGTCCAAACATTCATAATAGCCTCACGTGAGGTTTTTTGCCGCTTCAATTGCTTTACAATCTCGGGAATCTGCTCATTAAAAGCCTCCCCGTAGGCATAACAGAAGGTTCCCCCCTCTTTTACTAATTTTCTTCTCCAGGCAGGCCTATATTGATAGGCCAAACCTGGATTTGCGTATTTTGCTGGGTTGTCAAATACTCCAGACATACGGTCAAACAATTCTTGAAAGCACCATTGCCAATTCTTCTTTTGAAATAGAAGCCCCCGGTTGGGATTTGTCAACTCTAATTGGACCCCCATAAGGTCTCTAGTTTTACCCTCAAGGTGTCCCTTAGTTGAAACCCTTTTAATAAGCTCAATATACATTTCCGTTATATTATGTCCCTTAATATATTCCATCTTTCTGTCCCCTTTCAACCTCTATAAGGTCTTGAGTAGTATTAATACTAAAACTCTTACCATCAGTTTTAATCATTTTTATATTATAGCCATAGTATAAGGCCCTTAGTTGTTCTAGATTTTCTATTACTTCAAGAGGAGACCGGGGGAGAGCACAAAATTGACTAAGGCTTTTTGCGGTAAAACCATAAACCCCTAGATGTTCCCAACAATGGTATTCTCCATGAGGGACAACTGACCGTGAAAAATATAAAGCCTTGTCATAATGGTTTAATACTACTTTTACCTTAGATGGGTCCTTTAATCCCTCAGGAGGTAAAGGCTGACAGGCACTTACTAATAGGGTCTCCTGGTCTAAGCCTTGAGGATGATGAGCTATATAGTCTATAATATTGGTAATTAAGAGGGGATCAAGATTAAACTCATCCGCTTGTAAATTTATAATAGTCTCATCATCCGGTAACTTTAGTAACCTAGTAGCCTCTGCCACTCTTTCCGTCCCATTTCGATGATGGGGAGAAGTTAACAAACAATCTATTTCAAACTTTTTTGCTATTTCTTTAACCTCAATACTATCAGTAGCAATACATAATTCACCCAAGTGTTCTACTTGTTTTGCTACACCAATAACGAGAGGGAGCCCTCTTATCTCTATTAAGGCTTTACCCGGTAATCGGGTTGAATCTAATCTAGCGGGAATGATAATCATTAAAAATTACTCAAGTCTGAATCTTCGGAAGGACTAACTCCCAAAGTATCTTCATTAAAGTCCATTAAAACTGTTCCTAAAGGCCCGTTTGATTGTTTAGCTACAATAACCTCCACCTCATCACTTAAAGAATCCGGAAAATAATATTTTTCTCGGTATAATAATAAAATTAGACGGGCTACTTCATCAAAAGAGCCTGAATCTTTAAGGTCACTCATGACAGGGTGCTTATCACTTCTTTTTTCTACTGACCTATTAATCTGGACTAAATTACATATATGACAATTAAATTCTTCAGCAATTCTAGACATTTCCCCCAATTTAACTCCTACGGTTTGAGCCTTATTTGACGCCACATTTACATCAACTAGTTTATCGAACAGGTCAAAGAATAAAACATCGATTTTAGTTTTTTGAGTTAATTGATATAGTAAAGACCTAACATCCGCTACTGATACCCCTCTTGAGGGAACAATGTGGTAATTGAGTTGATTATCTATTTCATCATTAGCTTTTTTAATTAAATCAACCCTATAGTCCCCCTTTTTCCAAGACCTTGAGTTCATAATCTCTTGTAAAGGGATTTGGGTGATTAAAGACTCAAGCCTATCTTGTTCAGTCATAAAACCTTGCTCTAGAGCAAAACTTAAAACCCCCTTACCCCCCCTTAGAAGCTGAAGAATTAAATTAGTCTTAAAACTGGATTTACCCATCCCTGGCCTACCTGCAATAATACTAATATCTCCAGGGTTTAGTCCACTAACAATTAAATCATCTAAAGGCTTCCATCCAAACTTAATATGGCTTTTAGTTTGGCGATCTAAATAGTCTTGTTTTCTTCTATCATAGAATTGCCCTTGACTTATCACCTCTAGGCGAGAAGAATAATATGGGGTAGCTTTCCAAATCTCCTCCATAGTATATTTTAGAAAATCATCTTCGCCCATAATATCGTCAAAGCCCTTTTTCATAATACCATCAGCAGCTAAAATAATCCTTCTTTTTACAACTTTATCCTGTAAAATATCTACATAAGTAGAAAACTCCGTATCACTAATACTTGACTCTACTAATTCAGTTAGTCTAAAAGCCCCGCCTATAGCCTCTAAAGTATTAGTGGACTTCAGTTCTTCAGTCAAGGTAATTAAACCAACATCTTTGCCAGCCTCAAATAATCTTTTAATTGATTCAAAGACTAAAGCATAGGGTTTTTTATGAAAATGATCACTAGTTAAATCGCTCATGCCTTTAGCTAAACATTTACGGCTAGTAATCATTAAGCCTAGAACAATAGTTTCAGCCTCTATATTTTGGGGTAACCTATCTGCCATCTATAGCTCCAAGAAAGTACATTCGTCAGCCACCCGAAAGAAATTAGAAGAACCTATATGGGTCTCTAACTCAGTAGCACCAGAAGAAGTGGTTACAAAAAAAGGCAGTTTTCTAGAATATCTTTCGTATAATAAAGTATATAGCTTAGTTTTTTGTAATGTACTCCATAAAGCTAAGCCCATTTCTTGAAAAACCACTAGATCACTATTAACTAAATCCTCAAACATCTTTCCTTCAGCCATAGAACGTTCCGAAAAATCCATTGTACCATAACGAACAAGATATGAAGGAATATCAACAATACTAACCCTATTTTTAAAGCGGTTAGCTTTATATAATTCCATAACAGTACGTCCCATTGTTTTGGTAGCCAATTTTGGGTTACCTTGAAATACAATACCCCCCGTACCCGGAAAAGAATTAATATATTCCAAAAGAAAATCAATAATAGTCGGAGAAAGTTCCAAATCTTTGAAACTTGATTCATAATCCTTTTCATAAAGCCCCCACAATTTTAAATATTTTTGTTCCATAGTCATTAAATATAGACAACCCCTTTCAAAAATTTATAGATCATTTAATCTTTTTTATCTTTGTGTTAGTTTGCTTGGCCTGCCTAAACTTAGCTATAAATTGATGGAGATTATTTTCTATCTGCTTTAAAGAATTTAGCTTGTCTTGCCAAAACTCCTGGCCCTTAAAATAATCAACCGCCTCTTTCCATTCTTTAAGGGTATACTTATAAGTATTTAAAAGCCTTTTAGCTATAGCTAATTGTTTTAGTCGCCAATCTCTCGTCTTTGGTATACCATGTAGATGATACAAAGCATCCGATAAATAATTTACTAAATCTATAGACTCTTGTTTAACCGCTGCACGGGTAATCGTCAAGAGTTTATTCTTTAAGGTTACAGTTAAAGCTCTCTGATTTTTATTTAATTCGTAAAAGCTCGAGCGTATCTTATATTTATTACTCTTATTACTTATTTTTTTTATACTCCTGTAACTCTTATTACTATTATCTTTACTATTATCTTTATTAGTATTATATATAATATCAGCGAGTTTTTTCTGGAGAAAAGTTTTCATTAAGAACTTCTGCTTCTTTTCCCCGATTAGGTCAATTAAATCAAGATTACGTAGAGAGAGGAAGACGAGTTTTTTGTCGATCAGAGATTTTAGAGTAAAGACGAGCTTTTCACTCGAGAAACTCGTCAGTTTTTGTATTTTCTCGAAAGGGATCTCTTTTTCTTCACTGATGTATCTCATAATCATTACATAGAGCATAAGCTCATTTTTAGTTATTTTAGTTAAAAAGGGTAGGACCTTGTCTGAGATTTGTATCATGTCAATTTAATATATATAGAAAAATATTCTTTTTTTATGGATCTTAAAATTATTTGTTTACCTTTACTAAATTTAATTATTATGAAATACTTATCATTAGTTTTTTGCATCCTAATCAATCTTTTTAATCTAAGCTGTGAGAAGATAGTTTATGTTGAGATCCCCGTTGAGGAGTTTAGCCGAGTAACTCTTAGTGTATATAGATGGTCGGTAACCCATCGAGACGGTACTCCTTATATAGATGCTGAGGGGAAGGTTAGTAATAAAGGTCCTAATAATATTAGTAATATTAGAATTTTAGTTAGTTCTAATTTTGGGGATACTCGAATGACTCGTTCTAGTCCTACTGCTTTATTTGTTGATGAGATAGGTAATTGGGCTATTTCTGGGGTTCCAGGGACCTATATACAGAGTAAAGCCGCTTTATACGATGAGAATTTTGATTAGTACCTGAACAAAATGAATCTTAGTTTTGTATATTCAATCAATTAATTAAACAAAATAATATTGAAAAGGAGAAAATATGGTGCTTGTTGACCAGATTGTTTGTAAAGGGGTGGAAAAGGTGGAGACTTTAGATATGGTAACGGAGGAACTTATTGTTTTTAATTTAGAACAAATTGAGGATGGGACTATTATTGATGGCAGGTTTTCTATTCCAAAATATATAAGTTTTTTAGACTCTAGTGCTCAGCCCCTTGATTGGGATTTTTTAGTTTCCAGGTCTTGCTTTAAGTGGAATAATCAGGAGTTTGAGATAAAGACTTGTTTAGATCCTGAAATTTCTGATCAGCTTGAGCTTATTGTTTCACAATTACCCTTATTCCAGGATTTAGAGAAAAACTAATGAGTGAATTTGTAACTAAACAAATTTTAGAGCACTTAGATCTTATTTTACAAGATTTGGATGAAACCGAGCAAAAAGACTTGAACCTTTCTCTAAGACTAAAGTTACTAAGGGCGGGCCTGGCTTTAACAGATTTAGGAATTGAAGAAGGGACCACTAGTAAACAATTAGACCTCCTTTTGCCTGCTATTAATACCCTGGTGGAGGTATATAAGGGGCTTTTAATTATGGTCCCCGAGGCTGAGGCTCAAGCCTCAGAAAAAGCTTTAGCAGACTTATTAATGAGGGCTACTAAGATGACGGCTTTAGCCTAAGGAGAATATAGATAATGATTGAACACAAAAACAGACAAGGAGTATGATAATGGTTGAAAAAGCTAAAATGAAAAAACAGGCGGAATCAATGATGGAAAGGCTAAATGCTAGCCCTACTATGAGGGTGACTGAGCATTTTGATGGGGAGGGTAAGTTAACGGCTAAGGATGTAGAGGTATATCCTCGTTCTTCTTCTTCGGTTGAGTTTTCTGTTGACTCAAAGGGGGTAGTAAAGCCCAAAGTAAAGGTATACCATGAGGACCCCCTACAGGCCTTTAATATGGCGGTTGATCTCATAGAAAAGGCCTTGAAGAAGGCCCTTGAGTTGTCTTAAGTTAAACTTAGGGGAATTGATAGGTTAGATAAGGAAATGACTGCAAAGTGAAATTCTGTATTGATAAGGTTGGCGCCTAAAGAGCCTTCCCCTTTCCCCCTTTTTTATTAATTTAAAAGGAGACTAACAAGTGCCTACTATATTTGAAATAGAAAGGATAATTAGGATGGGAAAAACTGTGGGAAAAGCGGTTTGTCCTATTTGTTTTTACTTAGCTTGTCCTTGTTCAAAGGATGGCCCTAATGGGGAACTAAACCCCGACTATCAAGAGGGTTTATCTGATTGCCCCACTATTAATGTTGAAGACTTATTAGGGGAAGGAAATTAAGAATGTCAATTAATATTGATCCGGGCGATATTCGGACCTATGCTTTTGATACTTTTAAAGTAGACCCCTCAGTTACTAATAGCAGTAATCGATGGCCTGCTGACCCTCTATATACTGTAGCTTGGGCTAATACTATTTGGAGTACTCTTATTGAGCAAGGCTCTTACACCTATTCTAATGAGGATATAGGCGCGGGCCCTCAAGGGGCTAATGGGGCTTTTGGGACTAGCATACGAACTCCGGGGGTTGCTATACGGTTTTGTGATCATGATACTATAGCAACGAGTTTATATAATGGAGTTGTCCATGATGGGGTTGCTCAAACTAGTGAACCCTATACTTTGGATAAGTCTTGATAACTTATGGTATAGACCCTGGTACTTATGACTCAGCTTTGGTGGGAGTAGATGAGAACTTTAAGGTAATAACAAAACTTTATGATAGTAATAAAACTATAGAAGAGTTTTTATCTCTTAATTCTAATCCTCAAGACCCTTTAGTTATAGAATTTATACAGTCTTATGGGCTAGCGGTGGGACAAACCACTTTTTTAACTTGTAGGGCTATTGGCCGATTCGAAAAATCTTGGGGCCATGATAAAAACACTTTTCTTTATGCTAGGCCCACTATCTTAAGCCATATAACTGGCGGAGTTAGGGGGAAGGGCAAGACTCAAATAATTGCTGCTTTAAAACTAAGGTTTGGTGAGGCTAAAAAAGGCTACCCTTTGGAGGGTATAAAGAAGCACCTGTGGGATGCATTAGCGGCAGCGGTCTATCACCAGGATGGGGCAACACTTGGGGCGGTTGATTGGGGAAAAATAAATTGATAAAGCACTTATGGATAGACCTTGAGACCACAGGACTAGACCCTATTATAAACGGAGTAATACAATTAGCGGGGATAGTAGAGATTGATGGGGAAGTAAAAGAAGAATTTAATTTTAGAGTTAGGCCTATTAAGGGGGATGCAGTTTCTCCCGCTTCTATAGAGTCTCATGGTATTTCCATAGAACAGATGAAAGCCTATAAGCACCCTAAGGATATACATAGGGCTTTTACTAAATTATTGAGTAAATATATAAGTATCTATGATAAAACAGATAAGTTCCATCTAGTGGGATATAATGCTAAATTTGATTATGATTTTTTAAGGAGATGGTTTGAGAAGAATGGGGATAAATACTTGGGGAGCTATGTTTGGTTTCCTCCTATTGATATAATGAATCTAGCCAGCTTCTATTTATGCCAAGATAGGGCTTCTATCAAAAATTTTAAATTAATGACCGTAGCGGAATTTATGGGATTAAAGCTCACCGAAAGTTCACTCCACGACGCCAGTTACGATATACACCTAACTCGGAGATTATATGGAAGACTCAGGAGAAAATATGGCCAAAAAACGTCGGAGAGTCGTTTGGACTAGTGAATTAGTAGATTTAGCAAAAACCCTTTTAATAGATAAGGGTTATACCTATCAAGCTGTTGCTGATGCAGTAAACGAGGAATTTAAACTAGCCCTTAATGGGGAATCAGTAAGAAACGCTAACAGGAGGGGGCAATTTGATGGGGGTAAGGGGGCTTCTCTTGTCCGGCCTTTTCCCAGTCCTAAAGATAAACAGATTTTTACTGAAGTGGGGAATACTGCTACAATGGAGGTAGTGGTTAGTGATAATCCTCGCTCCCTGGAGGCTTTATTAAGGGTCTGTAAGGTTGATATGTCTATTTGGGAAGTAGACACTTATAGGGTTAATAAATGGGAGGTTGCCTTAAAGATTAAAGAACAGATTATTCAACAACCTCTTTATCAAGTAAAAGCTAATTTAATAAGAATTCTACCTATTAAAACTGAGTTTCCTCACTTAGTTCCACTTTCTACCTCTATTAAGGTCTATAAGGTTTTAAAGCCCACTAAATCTAGGTCTCTTTATAAATCTTTAATTATTCCTGATTCTCAGAACGGATATTACCGGGATATGCAGTCGGGAGAAATGTTGCCTTTTCATGATAGACGGGCTTGGGATGTTGCTTTACAGGTTGCTAAGGAAATTAGACCTGATACAATTATACTTTTAGGAGATATGTTAGATTTACCTGATTGGACGGATAAATTTTTGAAAAGTCCCGAGGTATATTTTACTACTCAGCCTGCTTTGAATGAATTAAACTGGTGGATTGCTCAATTAGCTACAACGGGGGCTGAGATCCATTATATAGAGGGCAATCATGAATATCGACTAACTAGAGGGGTAATTACTAATATTGTTGCTGCTTATAAGATTAGGCCTGCTAATATGCCTGATGTACCTCCTAGCCTGAGTGTTGAAAACCTATTAGGTCTTCCAGGTTTGAAGGTAATTTACCATGGCCCATACCCCGACGGGGAATATTGGATAAATGATAATTTAAGGGTTTCTCATGGGGCGGTGGTTAGGCAGGGGCCCGGTGATACTGTTAAGGCTATATTAGCTGAGGCTAGAAATTCAGAAATTGTTGGGCATATCCATAGACATGAAATGGCTCATAAGACGGTTCACCCTCGTACAGGGCCTATTACTTATGTGGCTTATTCGCCAGGGACTATTTGTAATATTTCCTCTTTAAGGACTTTACCGCCTGGGAAATCTAAAAGAAATAATTGGCAACAAGGATTAGGTATTGTAGATTATGAGGAAGGAAATGGTTTATTTCAAATCCATCCCCATTCAATTAATGAGGGGAGGCTATTAATAGGTAATAAGATTATTAGTGCAGATAAACAGGTAGACTCAAGGGTAGCAGAAGCAATTAGTCTAATTTAAAGTTCGTAGTGGCGGCTTACCTCAATATGCAAACCCTCCTTATGGCTCCTTGCATGGCCGTCACTACAATGTTCTTTAAAGTTTATTAAAAAAATCGTTATATTTTTAATATAACTAAAGGAGCTAAATATGGAAAATACGCAGTGTTTGTTTCCCGGCTGTGAGGAGCCTCGTCAAACTAGGGGTTTATGTAGTTTACATTATACTTACGCCTATCGTTTAATTAATCGTAAAGAAACAACTTGGGAACAATTAGAAAAAGAGAAAAAAGTTTTACCTAAGCGGGGGATCACCTCTAGGACTCAAAAATGGTTTTTAGAGGGTAAGATTGAAGATGAGGTTAATATAAAAGAATAATGGTAATTTGGTTTACAGGCCAGCCGGGGTCGGGAAAGACTACTCTGGCTCTAGCCCTTTTAGAGAGATGGAACGATCCTGCTTTTATACATATTGATGGGGATGATTTAAGAGGGCTACTAAATAATCCCGGATATAGTACTGCGGGACGGGTAGAGAATATTTGTAGAGCTCAAAATATTGCTTTATTTTTAGAGGATAAAGGTTATATACCTATCATTTCTTTAGTTGCCCCTTATAGGGCTTTGAGAGAGAGCTTTAAATTAAGGGCTAATAAGGTTATTGAGATTTATGTCCACACAAAGGAGAAGAGAGGGCGAGAAGATCATTTTGTAGAGGATTATGAGCCTCCACAAGGGGGTTTTTTAGGCCTTGATACCGGTAAATTATCTATAAAGGAGTGTATTAATGAAATACTCAATGTTTGTAGGTAGGTGGCAACCTTGGCATGAAGGACATCGTTGGTTAATTGACCAGCGCTTAAAGGCGGAAAAGAAGGTTTTAATCTGTATTAGAGACATTCCGCCCGATGAGGCTAATCCTTTTACTTCTGAAGAGGTTTATAATAATATTACTGCTCAGCTCCAGTTTTATATTAAACATAGTAGGGTTAAACTAATTGTTATCCCTGATATTGAGTCTATTAATTATGGGCGAGGAGTAGGGTATGATATTATTGAACATTCCCCTCCTGAAGAGATAGCGGAAATAAGCGCAACGAGGATTAGACAAGATGCAAAAAAATAGAAAAACACCTAATGAGGTTAGGAGCGGACTTATTTCCGTTTTTACTCCAGTATATAATGATTCAGAAAAGCGAATTTTAAGGGCTTTCCATTCTTTGAAGAAGCAAACCCATAGAAACTGGGAATGGGTAATTTATGATGATTCGGATGAAGAAGATAGAAGCTTTACTTGGGGAGTACTTACAGGTTTGGCTAATGCTGATATGAGAATTAAGCTTATTAAAGGAGAGACACATTCTGGCTCTATAGGTTTTGTAAAGCGAAAGGCGGCTAAGGCTTGTAGAGGCTATGTATTAGTTGAGCTTGATTATGATGATGAATTAACTCCTAATTGTTTACAACTTCTTAGGGAGGCTTTTGATACTTTTCCAGACTCCGGTTTTGCTTATACTGATTTTGCTGAGAAATATGAGCGGGGAATTAATAATTATCATCATTATGTAGATGGATGGGGAAAAGGCTTCGGTTCAAGTTATTATGAGAGACATGAAGACCATTGGGCTTTAGTCGGTTCTTCTCCCTTTCCTTCTGCTATAGCTTTTTCTGGGATTGTTGGGGTCCCTAATCATATTAGGGCTTGGAGATCTTCTTTTTATTCTGAGATAGGGGGACATAATCCCGAGCTGCTTGTAGCGGATGATTATGAATTATTGATAAGAACGGTAATGAAAACTAAAATGATAAAGATTCCTATTTTGGGGTATATACAGTATTTTAATAGAAATCAGCAGAATACTACCTTTAATAGAAATAAGTTGATTCAAGATCAAAGCGCAGCTCTTTCTCTTGAATATAGAGAACAGCTTGAACAATATTTTAGAGACCAAGGCTTGAGAATAGAAAATTCTTTAGAATTACCTACTTACTGGTCTCATTCTGAATTTTATGATTCAATCCATGAAACCTATCCTGTGGCAGAAAACCTTATTTCTATTATTATGCCTACTTATAATAGACCGGAACTTTTAAAAAGGGCAATTGATTCAGTAAAGGCTCAAATATATTCAAATTGGGAATTAATTATTATTGGAGATAAATGCCCCTTTTTAGCTTCAATTATGGAAGAGGAAGATGATAAAAGAATTAGATGGTGGAATCTTAATGATAATCATGGAGCAGGCGGGACCGTTCCTCGTAATTATGGTTTAAAAATGTTAGCAAGAGGGGACTGGATTGCTTATTTAGATGATGATAATTATTGGACCCCTGACCATTTAGAGTCTTTGGTTTATGCGGTTACTCATTTCCCTAATACTGAGGCGGGGGCGGATTATGGTTTAGCCTCTTTCAAAATGGGTAAGGTTCCTATTTATTGTGGTAAGCCTCAACGATACAGAGTAGATACTAGTACTATCTTACATAAGAAAAGTTTATTAGAAAAATACGGCTATTGGAAGACTAGGGAGGAGGCGGGCTATGCCCATGATTGGGAATTAGTTAGTAGATGGGGGGACCATAATTGGGCAGTAACTAATATACCTACTCTAATCTATAATACAGAATTTAGTAATAATGATTTAGAGGCTATTTACAGAATTTATCCCGATCAGCCTAGCCCTTGGGAATATTGGAAAGATCAATGAAAATATTAGTAACAGGTGGAGCGGGATTTATTGGTTCTAATTTAGTAGATTTATTAGTAGAAGATCATGAGGTTGTTGTAATTGATAATTTTTCTAAGGGAACTTTAGATAATTGTAATAAAGGGGCTCAAACTTTAGCGATGGATCTGGTTGATGATGCACATGTTTGGTTTAGTCAATTAAAGGATATTGATATAATTTTCCATCTGGCGGCTATGTCTCGGATTCAACCCTCATTGATTAATCCCTTAATTACTTTAAATAATAATTATTTAGCTACTACCTATGTTTTGGAATATGCTAGAATGAATAATTGTAAGGTTATCTATTCAGGCTCTAGCTCTTTTCATGGAGGTATATATAATAGCCCTTATGCTTTATCTAAGCATCAGTCTGAACAACTGTGTAAGGTATATACCGATAATTTTAATGTAGAAACAATAATACCTCGATTTTATAATGTATATGGAAATAGGCATATTGAGTTTGGCCCTGATGCTACTGTAATAGGGATATGGGAAAAACAATATAGAGAGAATAAGCCTTTAACTATTACGGGGGATGGAACACAAAGCCGAGATTTTACCCATATTGATGATATTACTAGTGCCCTTAAATTAATGATGGGCTATCAAGGTAATGCGGATATCTTTGAGTTGGGCCGGGGGGAAAGTTTTGATTTGAATACTATAGCGAGTTGGTTTAATACAGATATTAAGTATATATCGGCTAGAAAGGGAGAATATCCCTATACCCTTTGTGATCCTACTCCCGCTAGTAAGCTTTTAGGTTGGAACCCTCAGCGTAATTTGAGAGAGTACATAGGGGATTTATGCAAATAAAAGAATTTTATCGGACTTTAGAGGCTATAAAGCGGTTACCTCTATTTAATAAATTTTTTATTTATTTACATGGGGGGATCTTGGACCACTCAAAGACTACACTAGATATTGACATAA